AAACCCCAGCCGTTGGGTTGCAGCGAATCCGTGCCGCCCGCGACAATGCTCAACAGGCACCTACACCGGCGGCACCTGCACCCGCAACCCCTTCAGTCTCCCCCCAAGCCCCCCTCGAACCCGCTGCCGAAGTAACCTACGAAGCGGAGAACGGCGACCGTCTTCCAGCCAAGGTTGTCGGGGTCAATCCCGATGGAACCTACCAAGTAGATGTTCCGGGATTCGGCGGTTTGGCCCGTGTCCCTCGCAACCGGTTGGAACCAACCCCAACAATTAATGAAGAACAAAACCAAGTCGAAGAAGCAGGTGGGCTACCTCCTGTCGAAGGGCAGCCCGCTGTCGCAAGCCCAGCAGTCCAAGCTGAAGAAGGAGCTGCACAGCGGCAAGGTCAAGGTGCGCAAGAAGTAGCGGAGCCCCCGGCGGAGACCTTCCGCGAGCAGGAGCCTCGAATGGCCGAGGTGTTCGAGGAGCTGCGCGAGCGCGATCCCGAGACTCAGCCGGTCAACACGGAGTCGCCTCGGTTCAAAGCCCAGGTCACGGAGCTGAAGGAGAAGGCCAACCGGGTCGGGCGGGCTGCGGGCCGTCTGCTCGGGATGCGTGCGGACATCGAGGCCGCCAGGGCCAAGGTCAATCAGGCCCGCATCGACCGGAACAACGAGCGGCTCAAGCGAAACCGGGAGCGGGCTGCCGCAAAGGTGTTGGACAAGCACGAGCGGCGCATCAAGGAGATCACGAAACTGGAGACACCGGCGGTCACCACAGCGATGACCAAGTGGATGAAGGGGCGCGGCTACACTGGACCGATGGACAAGGACTCCATCAGGGTCATGCTGCGGCTGGCACCACGCCGGAAAGAAGCGGACACGGATCGTGAGCGGGCACTGTTCGACGCGCAGCCGCAGGATGTTAAGGATGTGCTGGAGGCGCTCTACTATAAAGGCCAGAAAGCCGCCGAGGAGATCCCCGTCATCGAGAAGTTCCGGCAGACCGAGATCGGTGAGAAGATTCTCGAATCACCGATTCGCAGCATCTCGTCCTTTAAGGACGCAAAGGAAGAGATGCCGGTAGATTACGAGGGGTTGGTCGAAAACCGACTCTCGGCAACTGTTCAATCTCGCATCTTTACCCGCAACCCGAACGCACGGACTATCGAGGATGTCGTTGAATCCCTGAATACCAAATACGCAAAAGGGGTGGAAACGGGGTCCATGTATAGCACCGGGCAGTATTCCGCCGATGACATAGTTCAAGCCATCAAGGATCTCTCGGATGGAAAAGTCGTTTCGCAAGAGGACTACGACACCCGAATGGAGAAGCAGCTCCAGCAGGAGGAAGACGCATCTCTCGCGTTTGCCGAGGCGCAACTGAAGCTTGCCGCTTCCGAAGACACCCAGGTCGTCGATCTGGCGGAAGTCCGCCCCGGTGACCGCTTCACGATCGGCGGCGTCGAATACACCGCGACTGAAGCCGAGGTTGCCGAAGGCGACACCCAGACATCCCAGTTCGTGCTGAAAGGTCGCGGCCCGCTCAACAGCACTAAGGTCACCGAGGATTTCTTCGCCGAGAGCGTCACGGCGACCCCTGGCTCGCTGGCTGGCGTGGACCCTGCCGAGGTCGAGGCGTTCCGCGTCGCGCAGGAGAACCCCGGGTTCTACAACGAGGCGGAGGCTGCGGCACCCGCACCCTACTCGAAGGACGCAATGGTCGAGACTTTGGGAGTCACTCCAGAGCAGGCCGAAGCGGTTGATGTGCTGATCCAAGCGTCTGGGCTGGACGTGTCCAATGTCGTGATGACCCGAGGCGGAAGCCCTGGGGTCGGGGCTTTGTCGCAGGAGGCAGCAGCACGGGACGCAGAGTATCTTGCCGCTGTCGAGGCTGGCGACATGACCAAGGCGCAGCAGATGGTGGACGAAGCTGCGCGGGCTGCGGGGTATGACGTGGAGGCTTTCCACGGCACCGATGCCCCGGAGTTCACCGAGTTCGAGACTGAGAGAAGTCTGCGGGGCGGGAAGACCGCCGACCCGAACGCATTCATTGGCTCCCATTTCTCGAAGCAGCGCGGAGTCGCTGAGAAGTTTGCTCAGGAACTCTACGACGCGAAAAACGGTCGAGTGATGGACCTGAAACTCCGTCTGAAAAACCCTCTTCGGGTAGGTCAGGGTGAAGCGACGGATCTTCTATCAGAGTTGGAGAAAGCGTCAGAAGAGGCTTACGCCCGTGAAAAGGTCGAAGACCAGAAGTTCTCTCAGTCGAAGCCCTACCCAACCAAGGAGGAGTTGGAGGCGAACTTGGCTGCCTACAAGAAATCGGGAGACATCAAAGATCTGCTGGGGCCTCAACCGGAAATCCCAGCAGAACTGAAAGCAGCAAAAGCCGAGGCCAAAGCCGCGTATGAGGCTTTCAGGGATGCAAAAGAAGCAAACCGCCCCGTCACTGAGCGGGAGCTTTTGGAGTTCGCAGGATTCGACTACGACAAAGTCTTCCAACAATGGGAGCAGAAGCCGCGTGCGACAGCTCTGAAAGTTGGACGACGTGTTCGCGACGCCTTGGAGGCTGCTGGATACGACAGCGTGGTTTACTCAATCGCTTTTGAATCCGAAGCCGGATGGGGTCGAGATGGTCGAACCGCTTACATCGCTCTCTATCCTGAACAGATCAAGTCCGCCGACCCCGTCACCCGCCGTCCCGACGGTTCGGTGATTCCCTTGAGCGAGCGGTTCAACCCGGAGAGTCCGAGCATCTTGTTCCAGGGTGAAGCCAACTACACTCCGGCAACGCCTGAGGAAACCAAAGCCTTCGAGAAAGCGTCGTCCAACAAGGTTACCGCCAGAAGTCCAGTATTGGCGGTAGCCGCTGTCCGACTGGCAAACGGGCAAATCACCGCTGGGGAATACGCGGATCTGGTAGATCAGTTGGACCCGTTCCAAGTCAAAGGCGGGGAGACCATCCCATCGGAAGAAAAGATTAAAACCTACATCGCCTCTGACAAACGGAACAAGGTCAACGCGCCGATTCCTAGTGGGAAAGAGGTAGAGTTCCGAATCGACATCCCCACCTACAACAAGTCCACAGCGGCAGGGGACACGGTCTACGCGGTCACCGCCCACGAGCCGGTTCCTGACTCGGCAAAGCGGGTCGGTGAACCGATCTCGTATGTGGGAGTGGCCCGGGTGACGAACCCGAGAATGATGACCCGCGCCATCTCAGGTAAAGGAGAGGCTATCGAGATCGCCCAAGGCGCAGGGAAATTCCCTCTGGCCACCGTCAAAGGAAACAATTCTCCGATCACCGAGCTTCCCGCAAACATCGGTGATCCGTTGGTGTGGACCGAAGTGGCTTACAATCCGATTCGGTCCAGTTTCTTCGTGGATGTCCGATCCAAGCAAGCGGTTACCGGAGGGGAGGAAGCCATCATGGTCGGCTCCCGAGTTTTCGTCCGAAACCCGGCGATGCAGCCGCGTCCTCGCGGACTTCAGAATGGGCCGGGGGTTCTGTTCCAAGACCGACAAGGAAACAAGGGTTCCATCGAGTTCCTTCAGGATGGCCGCACGCTCATCCGGGGTCTGCAAAGCCCGGACGTGTCCACCGCAGCACACGAGTTTGCCCACTTGATCCGTCGCCAACTCCTCAACCGCGACGCGCCGGTCGAGGGCATCACGGAGGAGGACATCCAGACAGTGGAGCAGTGGGCCGGTGCCAAGGATGGAAAGTGGTCCGTCGAAGCTGAAGAGAAGTGGGCGCGGGGTTGGGAACGCTACCTCGCTGACGGCAAGGCCCCCGTGGCTGCGCTTCAAGCGGCTTTCGATAAGTTCGCCAAGTGGCTCGGCGACATCTACGGCCGCATCGCGGGCTCGCCGATCGACATCGACATCAGTCCCGAAGTCCGGGCGGTGATGGACAAGCTGGTGACTCGGAACATGCAGCGTGCTGCTACGGCACCTGCACCTGCACCCGCACCCGCACCGGCAGCAACCGCGACCCCGCCGCCCGCACCGGCACCCGCACCCGCACCCGCACCCGCACCCGCACCCGCACCGGCAGCAACCGCGACCCCGCCGCCTGCCGAGCCTGCGGCACCTGCACCCGCTGCGGAGATCCCGGAAGGTGCGGTCGGCACGGCCAACGTGATGACCGATCAGATGCGTGCTCGCCGGGGGATGCCGCCACGGGCCGATCAGGCTCGCCTCGGCAACGAGCAGGCGTGGGACGCCGCGATGGAGATCCTCGACGGCGACCCGAACGCCGGTGCCGTGCTGGTCGATCAGCTCACGAAAAGCCCGAGGTCCATCGACCCGGTGGAAACGTCGCTGTTCACCCACGAGCTGCTGGTTCGTGAGAACGCACTCGACAAGGCGTTGGACATCTACAACCGGACGCCTACCGCGAATAACCTCAAAGCCGTGCAGCTTGCCGAATCGGCGAGGCGAGATGCGATTGTGGCGGCGGAGCGGATCGGCACCATCGAAGGCCGCGCATTGCAGGCCCGCAAGATCCTCGTCCACCAGGACTTCTCCTTCGGTCGCTTGGCGGCGATGAAGGTCAAGGCCCAGGGCGGCAAGGCGCTGTCCGCCGATCAGACCAAGGAACTCGTCGAGCTGCACAAGCAGTTGGATGCCATTCGCCTAGAACTCGAAATCGCAAACGCTGAGATCGACAGGCAGGCAGCCGAGCAGCTCACGCTGAATATCCAAGTCGAGTTCAAGAAGGAGCTGAAGGACGCCAAGAAGCGCGGCGAGAAGCCGATGAGCGTCATCGAGAGGGCTGCTGAAGCGGCTCGCGCCCGGATGGCTGCACGCAAGCAGGAGGGCCGGTTGAACGCTCTTCCAGTGACCGATTTTGGGGACATGGTGATCATCGGGGTCTCCTACATCGCAAAGGGGTTCAACACCGTTGGATCTTTCACTGCCAAACTCGTGAAAGACCTCGGGCGAAAGTATGCCCCCTTCGCCGCTGACATCTTCGCAAAATCGCAGGAACTCTACGAGACGGCGGCACCATCGAGCCGGGTGAAGCCGAAGGAGGACATCCTGAGCGCCATCGACAAGGACGCTCCGCTCGACGGCAAGGCGATCTACCAGCTCGTCCGCCACTACATCAACGAGGACGTGGAGGGTGCGACCTTCGACGGCGTCATGGATGCCGTGCTTGCCGACCTCAAGGTGATCTACCCGGACCTCGATCGCCGTCAGCTCCACGTCGCCTACTCGAACTACGGCAACCCGACCAAGCCGGACCCTGCCGAGGACGCCAAAAAGGCCCGCGACTACCGGGCGCTGGCTCGTCTCCAGTCGCAGCTTGAAGATGCCCAGCGCGGGCTCCCTCCGCTCAAGACGGGGATGCAGCGCGACCCGGCGATCCAAGCTGTCCGCGATCTGGAGAAAGAGGTGCGCGACACGATGAAGCGGCTGAAGATCCAGCCGACCAATGCCGATGGTCAGCGCAAGAACACGCTCGATGCGATCAAGACCCGGCTGCGCAACGAGTTCGAGGATCTCGACAAGGCGGTGACGAGCCGCATCCCGCGCCCCGCCTACCAGTCGCAGACCGAGTATGACGAGGAGGCCAAGCGGCTGAAGCAGCGCCGGGACGACCGCAAGGCCGACTACGACGCGATCTTCAAGGCTCCGGGTCTCACCCAGGAGCAGCAGCTCGAACGCGCCGAGAAGCTGCTGGACCGCCGCATCGCCGAGGAGCGCAAGCTGCTCGCCGAGGGCCTGCTCCAGCGTGCCCGCGACGTGAAGATGGGTCCGATGACCCCGGAGCTGGTCCGCCTCAAGGCGCAGCTCGATCAGCTCAAGGCCGACCGGCGCGAACGGCAGAAAGCCGCCAAGCCGAAGAAGTCCGAGGACTTGAAGAAATACGAGCGCGACCTCGCCTCGCTGGAGAAGCGCATCAAGGAGGAAGAGGCGCTGCTTGCCGCCGGTCTCACCGCCCGCCAGCGCGACATCCGCATGGGTCGCTGGACCCCGCAGATGGCCGAACTGCAAGCACGTCTCGATGCCCTGCGCGACCAGCGGCGGGCACTGGCTGAGAGCCTGCGTCCGACGAAGGACGAGGCCGTCGCTGCCTACGAGAAGGCGACCCGAGCGATCGAGGCGAGCATCGAGCGTTACAAGGAGATCATCGCAGGCATCGCGAAGCCCGCCCCTGGGAAGAAATACACGCCGGATGCCGAGATGCTCGCGCTCATCGACCAGCGGGACGCCCTGCGCGACGCCGTGGCGGTGCTGCGGGAGAGCGACCCGGCGCGGATCGACAAGCGCAAGCAGGCTGCCGTCAAGGCGCTGGAGAAGTCCGTCATCGAGATCACCCGCAAGATCGTGGATGGCGACCTCTCGACCCGGTCGAAGAGCGATCCGTTCGCCAGCGACCCCGACATCGTCAAGCTCCGCGCCAGTCGTGACCTGCTCAACAAGGTGATGGCCGACCTGCGGCAGATGAAGATGCCGAAGCGCACGCCCGAGGAGATCGCCATCAACCGCGACCAAGCGATGCTCCAGCGCAAGATCCTGAATCTGGAGAAGCGCATCCGCACGAAGGACTACGGCAAGCCGGTGAAGTCCTCGCCGCCCAACTACGCGACGCGGGACGCGCTGCTCAAGCGCAAGAAGGAGCTGGAGTCGAAGTTCAACGACGACCTGCTGCAAGCCGAGTTGGCGCAGCGCAGCCTCGGGAAGAAGATCTTCGATAACACCACGGATGTCGTGTTCGGCGTGTCGCGGGCGATGCTGACATCGTTCGATGCCGGTGCTTTCGGTCGTCAGGGGGGTCTCGTCAACTTCATGCGCCCCGGTATCACGTTCGGAAATATGGCTGCAAACTTCGCCTTCAGCGAGAAGTCCGCGTCGCGCTACGAGGCCGCGCTGGAGAGCGATCCCAACTACGCCCGTGCGCTGGCTTCCAAGCTCGCTCTCACCTCGTGGCGTCCCGGCAGCAGCTTGTCCGACCGTGAGGAGGTCTACCGCAGCCGTCTGGCCAAGAAGATCCCCGGCGTCGGAGCATCCGAGCGTGCCTACGTGACCTACCTCAACACGGTTCGCTTCAGCTACTTCAACAAGCTGGTCGAAACCTTGTCCGCCACCGAGCAGACCGAAGCCAACCTCCAGCGCATCGCCTCGCACGTCAACACGATGACCGGTCGCGGCAACCTCGGCAAGATGGAGGCTTCCGCCGCCGCGTTCGCCGCAGTGTTCTTCTCGCCGAAGTATTGGTGGAGCCGACTCCAAGTCCTCGGCGGGTTGGTCTACCATCCGCTCGACGCGATGACCGGGTTCCGTCTCGGGAAAGATGAAACCCGCGCAGCGCGGAAGATCGTCGCGGGCGAGTATGGGCGGTTGATCGCAGGCGTCGGAGTTTTCTACAGCCTGATTGCGCTGGCGAAGTTCGGCTTCGGCTGGGACGACGAGGAGTTCGAGGTGGTCATCGACCCGCGCTCCAGCGACTTCGGGAAGATCAAGATTGCCAACACCCGCATCGACCCGATGGCGGGCCTGCTTCAGAACGTGGTCTTCATCTCGCGCTTCGTATCGGGCGAGAAGGTCAACGCGGAAGGCGAGAAGGTGGCAATATCAGGAGCCATCGAACGCAAGTTCGGTCAGAATCGGCTCACCGAAACCGTCCGCCTGCTGCGCACCAAGCTGTCACCGGTCGCCGGGTCGATCGTCAACTTCATGGATGAGCAGGACGTGGTCGGCAACAAGTTCGCTCTTGAAACCGAGATCCTTGGCTCCTACATCCCGATGTCGATGGCGGAAACCTACGCCTCGATGCGGGAGCTTGGGCTGGCCCCTGGCGTGGCGGCGGGCCTGCTCGGGTTCGTCGGCTACAGCGCCAACACCTATGGAGGCGAGGAGAAGGGGACGGTCATCGAGCAGGACATTTTCACGGGCAAGATCCTCGAACCCTTCGGCATCACGCCCGGAGAGTTCTTCATCGACCAGTCCCGCTACGAGGAGGAGAAGCGGGAACCGGTATACAAGCTGCCGAAGCCGAAGCCGCTGTCGTCGTTCTAAAGGAAGCCCAGCTCGGCGAAGGTGAACATCTCGGTGATCTCGCGGGTCTTGTCGGTGACCCGGATCACCCGGCGGGTCTCGTCGATCTCCATGCCGAGCTGGCCGGTGGGCACGCCGTGGGCCTTGACGAAAACCCGAGCCGCCTCGCGGGCGACCAGAGTCAGCTCATGTCCGATCGCCTGGGGCATCATGAAGTAGCCCATCAGTCCTCCCCTGCGGTTCGTTGTGCCAGCCGGATCACCATCAGCGCGGCGTCGCGCTGGTCGGTCATCGCGGCGAGCTGCTCAAGGGCGTCGTCGCGTTGGCGTTCGATGTGTCGGGCGTGGATTTTCCACTCCTGATGCGTCCTCCACATGGATGCAAACTCATCCGTCTCCGGCGTAGGTCGGTCGGTCATTTCTTCAAGCGGTTCACATACCATGCGGCTTTGGCGAGATCCTGGTCGCCTGCCTTGTGCTTCTCGCGCCAGACGTATTTCAGGACGTTGCCCTTGATGAACCCGCGGAACTCCTCGGGAGTCAGCGCGGCTTCGATCGCGTCAATGCACTCGATGGGCGACGCGTTGTAGTGGTCCGGGTGGTTGACGGCCTCGGGCGCGTTGTCGGTCAATGACGGGATGTCGAGGTCTTCAAGCCAAGTGGCGCATATCGGGCAATCCGCAGATGACCAGTTTCTATTGATCTGACATTTGGGGCAGCGTTTCATGGCTTCCAGAGGTTGAGCGTTCGGAGGAAGGCTTCGGCGCGTTGGGCTGCGGTAGCCTGTATGCAGTTCATCCACGAACCGCACTCGATCATGAGCGTCCGCTGGAAGTCGAACCACTGAGGACCATCCAGCCCGCGCAGGGTTTCGACCGCTTCGTGCATCGCGTTGAGGTCGTTGAGGTAGTCGGGAACATAGCGCACATTCAGGCCTACGTAGTTTACACCCGGTGGGTATCCCCTGACATCGTCGCAAAGACCTTCTTGCTGGTGTATGGTTACCCACCTCCACCCGCAAGCCTTGGCGATGGCGATTCTTTGTGCTTCAGGTTTCATGTAAGGAGATATTTGGCAGCGCGGTGGATGCTTCCGCCGATTGGGTGGGCCTTGTCGCGGGAGAGGATCTTCATCTCGACGAGCCGTTTCGTGGATCGTTCGATCACCGACTTGTCGAGGCCGGTGGCCTCCTCGATGTCCTGACGGCTCATCGGGATTTCCCGGTTGCGGACAAGGGATTGGATCACGGCGTAGTCTCGCAGCGTGAGGCCGATCACGATGCACTGGACGATGTCTACTGGGATGCGTTTCACTGGTGATTCAAGGATTCTTTAATTCCGCGATTCCGTCAAGCGGCGATTTGTTGAAGTGCGCGGAGTGCGTGCAGAAGGCCGGTCTGGGTGTCGCTCTTGACCCTAAGACACTCCGCCACGCAATCGTCCAGAGAACCGGGAACCAAAAGTCGATATATTTTCGTCTCCTGAGACTGTCCCGTCCTCACCAACCGAGCGTTGGTCTGGAGGTAGGTCTCGTTGGAGTAGGTGAGGGTCATCCACACCGCGATGCGGCAGGACTGCTGAAGCCCGTCGAGCCCATGCGAGAGCGACCGGGCATCCGCGACCCAAGTGTGGATCTCGCCCCGCTGCCATGCTGCGAGATCCTTCTCGTCGAACATGCGGGAGCCGGGGATCGCCTCCAGCACGCGGGCCGACTCGTGCTTGAACGCGCAGAGCACCAGCATCGGCTCCTTGCCGTGCTGCTTGCGGAGCTTCTTGAGCGCCTCGATCTTCGCATCGTGGACGTGGTGGACGCCCCGGAACTCGTCGTAGACGGCACCGCCGGTGATCTGGAGCAGCTTGCCCGCGAGGGTCGCCGCGTTGAGTGCCACCACGTCGGACTTCTCCAGCTCGATGAGCAGCTCCTTCTCCATCTTCTTGTATTCCGCGACGGCGGACGGCGGGAGCTTCACCTCCACGTCGATGCTCTCGCAGGTCGGCACGTCGAGCCAGTCGTCGCCGAGCATGGTGAGCGCAAGGTCGGCGAGCTTCGCGTCGATCTTCTCCTTCGCCCCTGGGCGCAGGCCGAACTGGTAGCCCATGTAGTCGGTCTGCTGGAAGTAGGTGCGCTTGTAGTGGTGGAAGCTGCGGCCGAGGCGCTCGCCGTCGTCGAGCAGGCGGATCTGGCCCCACAGGTCGAGGTAGTTGTTGGGCACCGGCGTCCCGGTGAGGCCGATGCGATACTGGAAGCGTTCGAGCCACGGCCAGAGCGAGCGGAACCGGGACGAGGTGTTGGACTTCGCGAGACTGAGTTCGTCCACCACGATCGTATCGACGTGGGACTTCTGGGTGCCCTTGAACATCCGGTCCACGGCTCCGGGGGTGACGCTCATCCGGTAGCCGCCGTCGCAGTGCTCGCAGTCCAGCGAGTCGATCGGGTCGTTCTTGCAGACGCGGCACCTGATCCGGCGCTCGATGGTCGGGAGCTGCTCGGGGTTGATGAGAGCCACGTCGAAGTCGCCGCGCTTCCACCGGTCCCAGCCCTCCGGGGTCCGCAGGTGGGCGATCTTCATCCACTTCGACAGGTTCCACCGGGCAATCTGGTTCGGCCAGGTGATCGTAGTGACCCGCAAGGGCGAGACGATCAGCGCGGCACGGGACTCCCCGGACGCGATGCGCTCGGCCACGGCGTCAAGGGTGACCACGGTTTTCCCAAGCCCCGGTGAGCAGAAAAGAGCCGAGCGGTCCCGGCTTTTCAGCCAGTCGAGCATCGGCGGTTGGTGGGGCAGCGGGGTGAAGTTCACAGAGAGAAGTGGCGCTTGATCTCATGCATGATCCGGGCCGCCTCACCGTCGAGAACCTCGCTCAAAGTCAGCGGCCGAAGCAGCGGGGCGAGGCTCCTGCGGGGCGCTGGCGGCGACGCTCTCCGCCCGCAGTCGGGGCAGGCGAACGGGTATGGTGGCGAGCACAGTGGTCCGCCGTGCCCGTAACATGGGTCAGGGTGCTGACCGTCAGGTGTTCCGTGGTCCATATTTAGGGAATGAGGTGGTCGAGAATCCACTGGGACGCCTGCTTCGGTGAGTCGGTCCAGTCGGCGAACATGCCCTTCTCGCGGAGCTTCTTGATATTGCGGAGCTGGAGTTCGGTCGGTTTCGCGTTGGTGGCCTTCAGCTCAATAAAGATCGCCTTGCCGTCCTTGAAGAAAAGCCTATCGCTTTTCCCTCTGGCCCCACTTCCGTTCTGCTTCAGGGTGCCGACGCCGACTCCGGCGGCGAACAGGCATACGGCGGTTTCAACGTCGCGCTCTTTCATTTCCGCTTCTCCAAGTATTTCACGATGCGGGCTTCCAGCTCGGAGCTTTCGAGCTGCCGGATGCGGCGGAGGAGGACGCCGAGGACGGGGCGACGCAACGGGCCACGCGGGTCGTCCAGCTCGATCAGGATGGCTTTGCGGACATCGGTGATCGTCGGCTCCCAGCGGAGCCACTCTTGGGCGAACTTGACGTTGCTGATGCGTGGCGCGAGGCGCTTGCGGTCCTTGTCGGTGACGACTGGTTGTGGATCGAACAGGTTCATGGCTTAATCCTTGCGATAATATGGAGCGAGTTCGCCGGTGGCGGCGACAGGGAACGTCTTCGGCAGCCACTCGGGGTGGGTGCAGATCAGTTTGACGAATTGATCCACGTCGCCTTCGTGGGCGAGCGTCTGGTCGTGGATGACCGAGAAGACTTTGAATCCGGCCTTCTCGACCAGCAGGCATCCGTGTTGGAGGATGTCGCGGGCGGTGGCCTGAACCGATGATTGGAACAGCGATCCTGCGTATGTCGAGACGCGACCCCAAAGCGAGCTGTTGCGGAGGTGGCCGTAGAAATTCAGGTCATCCGATTCCCACTCGCGGCGTTCGCCGGTCTCATAGTCCTTGTGGGATTTCATGGTCCGCTTCACTTCCGGCAGCGGGTAGGTGAGGAACCGACCGCTCGGCAGACGCATCAGCAGGCGGGGGAACGGTGCCGAGCGGCTCATGGCGAAGGAGACGAACTCGGTGGCATCATGCCACTTGCCTGGTTCCTCCATCGCCTTGAGGGCTGCTGCCTCGTAGCGTCTCCACGTCTTGGGGAACTGGTCGTAGGTCTCGCGGAAAGTCTTCACCGTGCGGCAGGCAACCTTCTTCTCGATGGGCATTCCCCAAGCGGCGCAGGTCTCGTGGAATGTCTTCGCCCCCGTCTGGAAAACTAGGCTCAAATTCCCCACCTTGCCGACGAACCGTTGCTCCTTGGTGACGCTCTCGACGCTGACGTTGAAGACCTGGGCGGCCAGCTCCTTGTAGGCGTCGCGCCCCTGCCGGTAGGTGTCGAGGAGATCCTCCTGCCCCGCGAGCCACGCGGCGACCCGGCTCTCGATGTTGGAGAAGTCCACGTCGATGATCTGTCCCTCCTCGGGCTGCACGAAGTTGCGGACGCAGGACGCCACGACCTCGTAGGGGTTGCCGTAGGCGGCTTCGATGAAGTCGATGTCCGGCTCGTTGCAGATGTCGTAGTAGGCGGCGTCCGGGTCTTTGATCGATGGCTTCTTGGCGTTCTGAAGCTGCGGGCCGGTGCTGGTCCAGCGACCGGTCGCCGACGCTCCATACCATGTGAAGAGGCCGCGCATCCGCCCGTCCGGGCAAACGGTGTTGAGCATGGCGGGAACCTTCTTCACTGCGGCGAAGGAGAGCTGCGAGCGGATCTCCAGCGCCCGGTGCCCTTCAAGACTCATCGAGGCATGGCCGAGGTGCTCCTCCATCGTCGCCGCCTGGAGGTTGTCGCCTGGGTAGCCGTGGCCCTTGAGCCACTTCAGCACGGCGGCGGTCTGGCCAGGTTGCAGCCCGGTGAGATGCTCGAACTCGCGGGTGAGGAAGCCGCACTGGATGTCCACGATCTTCTGGGCGTTGCGCAGCGCCGGGACATTGACCGGGGTGCCGAGGCTGTTCATCCGCAGGTCGAACTGGAACCCATCCAGCTCGGTGCCCTCCAGCTCGTATTTCGCGAGCTTGGCGCAGACCTTCCGCTCGACGACTACGTCCTGACGGCAGTAGGCGATGAAGGCGTCCCAGCCCTCGCGGACTGTCATGCGGCCGCCGCTGATCGAGAAGCTCCAGTCCCATGGGATCTCGTCTTCGAGGATCGGGCTGGCGCTGGATCGCTTGAGTTTCTTCCAGTTTGCTTCCTTCCAATCGCCCTTCGGCGGGAGCAGATCGACGATCTTGTTCTGGTCGGAGAAGACGCCGATCAGGGCCTTGCCGATCGGGTTCTTCTGGTCGCCCAGCTTCAGGAACTCGGCGGCCTTGGCGAGCGACGCCGGGATGGCTGCACGGCGGCACATCGCCTGGGTGCAGCGCCACTGCTCCAGCGCCGGGGGCTTGATGCCGAGCTGGCGCTCCAGCACGTATTTGCAGATCGCGGCCTCGAAGCCGACGTTGAACGCCCGGATCGGGGAGCCCTCCTTGATCGCCATGCGGAACAGGTAGAGCGCCTTGCAGGACTCGGCGCTGTCGGGTTCGTCGATGCGCCAGATGACCGGGGCCTCATCGTCAACCGCAATGGCGAACAGCAGGATGCGCGTGCTCGGGTCGGCCGCATAGCGATAGGCTCCGAAGCCGATGTCGCAGGCGGAGGTGGTCTCAAAATCTAACGAGAAAGTGGGCATCTGGTGCCTGAAATGCCCCGTCCCGGCGAACCAGGACGAGGCGGGTCGAATCACGCTGTCAGGCGATCACACGTCGTCATCGTCGTCCTCGACCTCGGGCATGTCGGCGATGCTCGGAGCGGAGGAGCCGAACGGCTCGCCGTGCTTGGCGAAGCCGACGACCTGGATCTCCGCGCAGATCCGCTTGCCGTGAGACGCTTCGTGGCCCTTGTCGTTCTTCCCGTTGAGCGAGTAGAAGTTGATCTTGGCGTTGACGTAGCAGCCCGCGTAGGGGTAGCCGTCCTCATCCGGGGCAACATGCTCGCGCTTCGAGTTGATGACGGTCGGACGCTTGCGCTTCTCGGCGCGGGCGGCGGAAATCACCATGGCGTTCTCGTAGCCGTCGTATTCCTTCTCGGAGCCGTCGCGGAGAGCCAGCCGGTCACCGCTCGGGAGCTTGCCGCCGAACTCGTCGGCAGCGATCTCCTGCATGATCGCCTCGATCTCCTTGATCTGCTTTTTGTCCTTGTCCTTGTCGAGCAGGAAGCTCGCGCCGTAGCGGGGCTTGCCACCGTTGACGGACTTCGGCTCGTGCAGGTCAGGGAAGCTGAGACGGGCACCTTTGATGATGTATTCTTTGTTCACGATGTTACAGTTCTATTGGTCTAATTGAATTGGCGATTCTGGCTCGCCGGGGCCGTCGGGGTGGTGAAAGGGTTCAGACCTCGTCGTCGGTGACGGGCATGTCATCGACCGGCGAGGAGATGGCGGGCCGCTTGTCGGACTCGTGCGCAAGCACCGGGCGAGCGGGGCTGCGGTCCACGAGGTTCTTGAAGCAGTTGGCGAAGCGGGTCGAGGACTCGATCTTCTCCTTGAGGATGGTCTCGGCCTGCGTCGGGGAGATGAGGCTCATCTTGTAACGCTGCTCCATCTTGAGCTTGCCGGACTGGGCGAGCAGCTTGTCGGCGGCTTCCTCGTCGGTCCATGCCCGGTTGCCCTCGCGGCCGAGGACCAGCTTGAGACCGGAGACCGAGGCACCGGCGAGCATCCGGGCTTCGAGGTGCTCGGCCACGTCGTCGAGGAAGGTCTTGATGCCCTTCGCTGCCTTGAACAGGCGCACCAGGTAGTCGTCGGTGAGAACGCCGCCGGTGAAGTCGAGCTGGCCGGACTCGGTCGCAGCACGGGAGATCATCGACTCGGCGCGGTCGATCGGCTCCAGCTTCTTCTCCTCCTTGGTCGGCTCCGGCATCCCGGCGATCAGCGCGTCGAACTCGAACTGGGGCATCTCCACGTCGGCGGTTGCGGCCTTCAGGCGGGCCTCGCAGAAGCCCTTGGCCTTGCACCAGCGGCAGGCACCCGAGTCGCCGTCGCCAGGGGCGAACTTGAGCGCGGGAGCGGCTTCGAGGATCTCCTCGATGGCGATGTCGCGGGAGCCGCAGGGCAGCTTCGCTTGGACGCGGCGAAGGCCCTCGCTGGCTTGGATCGCGGCGTAGTCGATGTCCTTGCAGAAGACCTCCAGCTCGGCGAGGGTCAGCACCCATGGCTTCTGCTCCGCGCCCTCGCGGTGCCGGGGCTGGAACACGGCGATGTCGATCACGGTGTCCGGCTCGAAGTTCCAGAGTCCGGCATCCATCATCTCGCGGAGGTAGGAGAGCGCGTAGATCGCGAGCTGCTCGTTCTCGTGGGACGAGACGAGGACACCCGCACCATACTTGAGATCGCGGACGACGACCCGGGAGTCGCTGACCGAGATGAAGTCGCAGGTGCCGGTGGCATTGGGTTGATAGAATAGGGGGACTTGGACCTCGATCTCGGCCATGCCGTCGCCCTGGGTGGACTGGCAGTGCGCGACGTAGGCTCCGACGTGCTGGCGGAAATTCTCGGGGATCTGGTCGATGGTGACTTTGCCGAGCAGGATGTTGGCGGCGTGGTCGTGTGCTTCGGTGCCGAGCTGCGAATACGCGGAGCTATCGTCCTTTGGCACGCGGTGCTTGTTGGCCTCGATCATCGCGATCGAGCCCGTGCATTGGGTCCACTGGTGCGACGCCGACGGGGCGAGGCGGGCGTGGGTGTTGTGGGAGCCGGACTGGGCGGCGGGAGTTTGAGAATTCATGGTTCTAGGGAATTGGTCAGGAGTTTCACCGGGGGCGGGCTTGCGGCATCCGTGGGATCTCCACCTGCCGTCGTCGTGATCTTGGAGGAGAACGAGCCCGCCGTGCCAGACTTCGCGTTTCATGGAACGGCGGGCTCGGTGAGGTTACAGCTTGGCCAGCTCGGCGAGGTAGGCATCGACCTGGTCCTCGGCGAGATCCTTGACGGTCTCAACGCCGAACTTCTCGCGCAGGGCGGCCAGCTTCGGCTTGTTGGTGTCGCGGTCCTTGCCGAGGAACTCCTTCGAGGCTTCGATGGCATCCTTGACGGTGTGCTTCGGAGCTTCGACGGCGGAGTCTTCTTCCGGCTCATCGGCGTGGGCCTCGGGCTCCGGCTCGACGACCTTCAGGTCCGATGCCTTCTCCTTCTTCGCCTTGGCGGGCTTGACCGCTTCGGGCTGCGGCTCGGCGGCAGGTGCGCTGCCGGACGATTCGAGGATCTGGCGGAGCAACGTGTTGTTTTCGGCAAGCATCGCGGCATTCTCCGAAACGGCTGCGGTCAGTTTTGCAATGGCTTCTTCAATCATGGTTCTAGGTGTTTGCGGGTTCGCGATTCCTTGATTAGGCGAATCGCGGAAAGTGTCAAAGAAAATCTCCAGAGTTCTGCATTCTTTCTTCAAGAATCTCTTCAGGCCGCTCCAGCCCTTCGTCGAAGCGGTCGCGGTGAATCCAGATCGCGGAGCGGGTGCCGTTGATGGAGAAGCGGCTTCCGCCCTGGTAACGCTCGTATCCCATCATGGCGAGGAAGTGGGCAGGCTTGTGGTTGTTGCGGGACTCCTCGATGGTCAGGCGGGCGACCTCGGAGGCCAGCACGATGTCGGGTCCGATCAGCGGGTTGCCGCTGTCGATCAGCTCCTCGATGGCGATCTGGAGGCGGTTCTTGCTGGCCTCGATCATCTCGTCGCGGAAGCGGGTCTTGGGTGCGGTGTGGACCGGGAAGCTGTCGGGGACCACGTAGTTGAGCAGGGCATGACGCAGGGCTCCACCGTGCTCGCGGATGATCTCGGCGGCCTCCTCGAAGATGCCGCTGGCTTGCAGGCGCTCCACGTCGGCCTTGGTCTGGATCGGGGACCGCACCGGGGCGTAACGCCGGTCGCTCTCCTCCAAGTAGAGCGCGTCGTGGTGGTTGGTGAAGGCGAGGCAGGATGCGAAGTTGAGGATCTTCCGGGCGTCGCAGTGCTTCTGGTTGAGCGTCAGCTCGTCGTTGGAGTTGACCGTCTTGAGCTTGTCCATGATCGCAGCCCGCTTCTCCCCGGCGACGTAAATCTCCTCGAAGACGATGAGCTGCTTGCCATACATCCACTCGTTGTATTCGGCTCGGATCAGGTTCGGCTCGATGGCGATCACGTTGGTCTCGCCGATGGCGGCACCGATCATGGCGGCGATCTGGGTCTTGCCTGCGCCCTGGGCGGACTGGACGCAGAAGCACCAGCGGGTCTTGTGACCGGGCCGCTGGACGAGGTGGGCGAAGAACTGCATGGCCAGCTCCCACGAGTCGCCCCAGACGTTGCGAACCATGCGGGTGAACACGTCGAGGGCCTTCGCGGAGTGCTTGGGGTCCTCGGTCGGCAGCGTGTCGGCACGATACTCGTTGAGGTAGCGAATGCCCTTGTAGTCGAAGATCGGAGCGGTCTCCGGGCGAGGGTCATACATCGTCGAGTCCACCCGGTCGATGACCTGCACGTTGAGGGCGAACTTGTCGGGGTTGAGCAGCGGCATGCCGAGCTTGGCCAGCTCGTTGTCGGCCTCGGTGCTCATCAGCTTGACCGAGTAGGTCAGGTTGAAATTGGTCGGGTTCAGGCGGATGTTGCTGGCCTTGTTGATGAACTTGCCCTCGGTCGAGACGAACACCCATGGGCGCAGCCAGCCGGGGAGATCCTTCTTGTTGCTCTCGACCCGTGCGACGGTGCGGGCCTGCTTGAGTGCCTTGCTCGCGGTCGCCGCGGTGACGGGGGCCCCCAGCTCCTTGAGACGGGCACGGAAGGCGTCGAGCAGGCGGGCCTCGGTGATGGCGTCGCGGATCGGGAACGCGGCGATGCGGGCCGGTCCCTCGCGTCCCAGCTTCTTCGCATCGTCCTGCGCGGCGATCCACTCCTCCAGCTTCTCGCCCAGCTCCTCGGTCGCCTTCTCGGGCTTCCACCCGGCCTGCTTGGCGTGGTGGTAGACCGTCGAGATGGTGATCGGCCGCTTGCCGGTCGGGTCGGGCTTGAAGCTGCGCCACTTGGCGAAGGTGTCCTTGTCGCTCTTGTATTTGCTACCGGTGGCGCTCCACTCGTCGAAGAGGTTGTAGGCTTGGCGGGCCTCGTCCTCCTTGCGGAACTGGTGGCGCAGGGCGGATGCGATCTCGGTCCACTGCTTGTAGCCGCAGTCCGGGTCGATGGAGTAGAGGGCCTCGCGGATCTCGTCCACGGTCAGGCCGTAGGCGGGAAGGTTGTCGAGGCCGAGGTCCTCGCCGCCGCCCGCCGAGTAGGTCCGGCTGCCGGGCTTGTCCTCGATCTCGGGCAGGGTCGCCGGGTCGAGGTCGATGCCGTTGGTGCGGCAGGCGAGCAGGCGCGGAGAGGAGTTGTCCTCGTCCTTGAAGATGACCGGGCGGTAGGCGGGCTGGCTTGTCACCTGGGACTCGCGGGAGCCCGAGAAGTCGTGCGGCAGGCCGAGCCGGTCGGCCAGGTGGCGGACGATCTTGCGCCGGTGGATCGGGTCGCAGGGCAGCACCGGGACGACGATCCGCATCCGGGGGCGATCCGGGGTGTGGTTCGCGGTGGCGTAGGCGAGGAAGTTGAGCGGGGCGAGGGCCTCGCCGATGGACTCCGGCGACCCGTAGAAGTCGGAGACGTAGTCGGTCTCGTCGAAGTCGAGGTCCGGCGGGTCGAGGTCGAGGCAGGCCAGCACCAGCTTGTCGGCGTTGGCGTCGCACCGCTTGGTCTCCCCCGGCTTGAAGGTGCAGGGCGTGACGTAGGGCACGTCCTTGATCCGGTCGCGCTCGACCTTCGGGAGAGCCAGGAACTCGGCGCGGTCGAGGCCGATCGGCACCGGCACGTCGAAGTATTTGCGCACCAGTTCCTCGAAGGTGCTCGCCTTGAGTGGGCGCACGGCACCGTCGCGGACGCTGGTTCCGCCGTAGTAGGTGAAGGAGGTCATTCGATGGGTTTGGCGTAGAGTTCGCCGTCAAATTCCTGATACTCGTATTCGTCCATCTGCGTCGGGCCGGGGCACTCGCACTCCTCGCAGTAGTCAAGGCCGCAGATCGAGCAGATGTCGCCAAGCTCGTTCTCGTCACCGCCGAAGCAGTCGCCAGCAAAGCTGACTTTCTTCCATCCTGGGGGCGGGTTCATTTAGACGGAGATGTGGAGGTCCCATTGATCGGCCATCGCGTCGGCGATTCCTTGGTAGGTTCGTGACCGCTCTTTCCAGCGGTCGTCGGAAGGTCCGAGACGGTTCTGCCCGCTGTCGGTCTGGTTAGACCACCGCTTCTTGTCCCCGACAATGCGAGGGGCGATGTGCTTGGTGGGAGAGAGAGAGGGTAGGTTTTTCAGCCAGAGGCAAGTCGCCTTGCTGGCGTCGTCACCGAACTGGTGGGGCTGGATGATCTGAGTGGGCTTGCAGATCCGTTTCGACAGGATGCCAATCGGATTCTCCAGTGCGATGTAGGGGATCGGCTGCTCCCAGAGCATTCTGAAAAACTCGACGGCGACTTCCGTGCGTTCCCATCCCCGGCCGCGGTCGTTCCAGTGGATGCCGGAGCCGCAGACGAAGGTGCAGTCCGGGAAGGCAATCAGCATGTCCCACCCTTGGTCGATGACTTCCCGCAGGTCGCACTGGTGGTGGTAGGGCGACGGGGTCTCGGCGGGGAGCAGGTCACAGCTCCACGCATCGTGTCCGAGCTTTCGGAACGCGTCCCGGACCCGGCCCGAGTATTCGCAGGCAACAAGGATTCGTTTCATTCCCCGAAGCCTTTTCCGGTGAGTGCGCGGTGGACTTTCTCGGCCTGGACGAAGTCGTATTTCGCCTGCCGTCCGGTATACCAGCTCCACAATGCCATGTATGCGGTGTCCGCGGCCTTGGCGATGACGGCGAGTTTCCTGCCGTCCTTCTGAATGGCTTCGCGGAGCCGTTGGTCGATGGTCTTGGTCTGGGGCATTTTGGTTCGGGGAATCTGGGGTTCGCTGGGTTGGAGGTCAATCAAGAAATCTTGAATTACTTGAGCCGCTGCTCTCCAACCTGCCCACGAATCGCGAGAACGGGCTCGGCAGGTCCTTGCGGGCGAGACCGGCGAGGAAACTTTCGAGCTGCTCGGTGGCGTTCTCGCGGATGCCCTCGGTGCGGCCGGTCGCCGCGTTCATGCGGAGGCAGGTGGCGATAGTCTGTTGCTGGGCTGTCATGGTGTGCGGATGTTGGGGTTCTCCGGGCCGAGCGGTGCGGTCGGGTCGATGGCGATGGTGTGCTGGATAGTCCGCCGCACCCGTTCGACCGCGTCCATGCGGTCCTGTTCGAGCTGGAGACCGAGGGTGAGAGCCAGCAGCTCCAGGGTCTCCATGCGGGTCATTTTGCGGTGCTGCGCGATGCTCTCGATCTGCGTCCAGCTTCGCGAGTTGCGGCGGAGCCACGCGGCGAGGTCGAGGGCGTTGATGATCGTCCCGGTGTCGGGGGACAGTTGGATGGTTGGGATGGTGTTCATGGTGTTGCGGGGTTGGCGAGCATCCAGTCGCGGATGGCTTCGGCTTCTTCGAGGTTCTTGACGTAGCGGGTCTTATGTCCGGCGGCACGGACTGTGTATTGCGTGTAGATGCCGCCTTTGGTGACCGGGCGACCGCGCTTCTCGTTGCGCTCGGTGGCACCTTGGGCGCGGAGCGTGGCAAAGTGCTCATCGCGGAGCGGGCGGGCTTTCTCGATCTCGGGTGTGCCGAGAGACCGCATCCGGGTCTTGCCGTCTTCGTAGTGGAAGACGTGCCACGACGGGTATCGAAAAAACATGCCGCTGTCCGGTTTGGTGATTTTGGGGATCTGGATCATGGGTCGAGTTCGCGTTGGATCTTGTTGTCGTGGTCGGCTTTGTCGGCGGTGTCGAGGAACCGCTTTTCGTTACACTGCCAGCAGGTGTCGTCGGTCCAGTCCTTGTCTTCCATGTCCTCGTGGAGGGCCTTCTCGGCCTCCTCGATGGTGTCGCCGGTGCCTTCAAGGACGATCTCGCCGGAACAGGTGCGGCAGGTGGCGATGGCGGTCAGTTTTGCTTTGATGATTCTCATGCGGGTTCGCGGTATGCCCTGAGACCCAGGGCGATGGATGCGGAGATGCAGCAGGCCGCGGCGAGACCGTGACCGGATGTGATGAGGATTCCCCCTGCCAGTGCGAGGGCGAGCCCGGCTGCGATTGCGAGGGTGGCTACAGTGCGGTGCATAAATTCAGATTTCTTTAATTCTGTGGTTCTGTCAATCGGGAAATCCGCTGGGTGATTGTCGCTTCCACGATGTTGTTCTCGTCCGGTTCCGGCAGCCTCGCCGCCTTGGCCGCCCGGCGGAGGGCGGCAGGCGACGGGGCGGCGAGGATGAACGTGCTGCCGTCGGGCATCTCGTATTCGATGGCGACGACTCGGCGTCGGGGGCGGGGTTCTTTCACGGGTCGAATCGGTCGGAGTTGGAACGCTGGAGGACGCGGAAAGCGATCAGGACGATCACCTGGGCGGCGACCCACGCGAGGACGATGCAGACGGATGTTTTCATCGTGGTGCCGCCTCCTCGCGGTATCCGTCGTTGTAGGTCTCGCGGCAGGTCTTGCGCCGGTCGGGGTTCTCCAGTGCCAAGGCACGGGAAAGCCAGTCGTTCCAGTGGCGGAGCAGGCCCATGTCTTTCCGGCGGGCGGCGAGACCGGCCTTGCGTCCTGCGTCGGTGTAAATTTCGAGCGGGTTCATCGGGTAGTTTTAGGGAAGCTCCGGGCGACACGGGCGCGGAAGAGTTCAAGGTTCTCCCGGGTGTTCCAGACGGTGTAAGAGACCGGCCCCGCGGTGATGGTGATTTTGTCGTGATGCCCTTTCAAGTGGATCGCGACAAGCTTCGCCCGATTGTCTTTAGACCGGTAATCCTCTGCTTCGCGGGCGATGCCGTTCGGGTTTTTGGATTTTCGGATCTTGCGGTTGCGCTCCTCCAAAGCGTCCCGGTTCTCCGGTGGTGCGGCGAGAATGGCGGCGTCAATCTCTGCTAGTAGTTTGTCACGTGTTTTCATGCTTTCCAGAGTTCGATTTTTCGATTGCGGCGGGGTGCGATTTCAGAGATGCGGAGCTGGTGGCCGCAAGCGTAGCATCGGAAGCTCTCGCCGCGTTTGATCCAGTAGCCGGTGGCGTGGTGGCACGGCGGCGAGACCGGCGCGGGGTCCGGGGTGGTTTTATGGTCGGGGTTCATGGTGTTGCGTGTTTGGGATTACGGGGTTGGCTACAGTATCGGGATCAGGAAATTGCGGGCGGGGTCATGGTTTGGCGGGTTTGAAGATTTCGACAACCTCCCCGCCGTTGTGGTGGCGTGCGATGCTTTCGGCATTTTCGCGGGTGCCGAAAAGCGCCCATCCGACGGGTTCGGATTCGTGCCACCACTCGCGGCCTTGGTTGGCGACGTATCCGATCGGGGTTTTCACGGCGTATCCGTAGGGTTTCGGCGGGCGCGGCGAGACCGGCGCGGGGACTGAGGTGCTTACGGGGTCAAGGTTCATGGTCTTCAGTGTTTGGGGTTGCGGGGTCGGCTACAGGAACAGGGTCAGGGCGGCGGGGCGTGGTCGGCGGGCGGTCGTCCTGGTCGGCGGGCGGTCGTCTTGGTCGGCGGGTGCCCGGCCGGTGGAGGTCCGGCCGGGCGGGTTGGTGGTTACGGGCGGGCGGTGCGGGTCTTCCCTCCGGCCGCGCTTAGTCGGTCGCCGGGTTTGTAGGGGGCTCCGGCTCGGATAGATCGGATGACAGCGGCGAAAAAGTCGGCGCTGGTTTGATCCTGGGCGCGGACGGCGGCGGCGTGCATGGCGGCGGCTTCGTGGAGGCGGAACGGGTGGCAATCGGTGGGTCTCATGGGTCAAAGGGTGCCCGGCCGGATGGTCCGGCCGGGCGGGTTGGTGGTTACGGGCGGGGGGCGCGGGTTGCGGCGGTCCATCCGCTCGGCTCCTCCCGGGTCCGCCATGCTCTAGCAAGGGCGGAGGATGGGGAGAGCGTGCGGCGGGTCTGGGCAAGATGGGCGGCGGCGTCCTGGGCGGTGCGGTGCGGGTCCATCGCGAGGCCGCGGCGGAGGATGTCGGATAGAAACGGGGCGGGCGTGGCGGGGATGGGGTCGGGGTAGGTCATGGGGTCAAAGGGTGCCCGGCCGGAGGGCTCCGGCCGGGCGGGTTGGCGGTCTACTTGTCGAGCGTCGCAAGGGCTTTCCGGAGGGCATCGGCCGGGGCCTTGAGAATGGCCGCGGCTTGGTCGCGTGCTGCTCGTCGGATGGCGTCGGCGTCGGCGATGGCGGCGGCCCGGATGGCGGCGGCGTCGGCATTGGCGGCGGCGGTGGGGTCGGGCGTGGTCATGGTGCGGCGGCGATGGCGGAAACGGTTTTCGCTCCGGTGCCGTGGGCAAGGAAACCAATAATGGGGCGGCGGGGGTCACGGCTTGCGCATAGTCCGCAGGTCGCGCATGTCGCGTTTCCAGTCTGTGCTGGGCATATCAGCACGGGGCGGCCGCTGGGGGTCTTGGTGCGGCGGCCTTTGAATCCGGCCGGGATGACGGCGACAACGGGGCCAATTTCAAGGGCGGCGAGCTGGTCGGCGTGGGCTAGGCTGTTGCCTGACAGGTTGACAGTGAAACCGGCCGCGTTGGCGTCTGCGACGGCGCGGCGGTTGGTCGCGGTCGTCATGGGTTTGTGGGTGTAGGTCCAGCCTCGGGCGTTGTGGCGGGCGTTGGTCTCGGTGATCTGGCGGAGGGCGGCGGGGGCAATGCGGTTTCCCTGGCCGGGAAGGTCTCCGGCTTGATTGTGTCGCCAGAGTTGGCGGGGCGGTGCGGCTGCCAGCGTGCGGTCAAGCTCGGCAAGGAATCCGGGGAGGTCCCGGCCGCGGGTTCCGGCGGTCACTTTTTGCCAGTGGAGCGCAAGCGGACCGGAGGCGGCATAGCATCCGCCCCCCGGTTTGTTGAACGGGCACGCGGGCGGACAAGTGCGGGCGGTGGTGGTGCTGACCGGGATTGGTCCGGTCTTGGCGTTGGCGCTGCGTGGGGTCAAGTGGTAGGTCATGGGTCGGGGTATGGTGGGCGGCCGGAGGATCGAACTCCGGCCGCGGGTTGTGGGTCTATGCGTTGGCGATGGCGGCAAGGGCGGCAACTGCCTGCGCGGCGGATAGTCCGGCAATGGTCAATCGGATGCTCTCCCCGCTCACGCTGTCGGCGGTCGCGTAGGTGGTCGGGGTCGGGTTGGGCGGTTGCGGGTTGTCGTTGTAGCGGTTGCCTGGGTACCATCCGGCGGCGATGAGGGCGGCGGCGGTGGTGGCGGTCCTGGCGGCGTGGTCGCTATGCTGTGCGGCGTGGGCGGCAGCCTCGGCGTAAGCGGCGTGGGTTTCGTCCATGTAACGGCGGAGGCGGCGGGCAAGGGCGGCGGCCGTGGCGGTAGGTGCGACGGTCGCGGGGCTCGGCACGGTCCGCGGGATGTGGTTACGGTTGGCGGAGTCCCGCGGCCACTCCGGGGAGATGACGATTCGCCCGGCCGCGCTGGCGGGGTAGGTGGCGCGGCGGACATACAGGGCGCGGCCGGTGGTCGGGTCGGTGACGGTCGCGGGGAGGGTGCGGGGCGGGTTGTCGTCTCGGGCGCTGGTCGTCCATCCAAGGGCGGCGGCGGCGGAGTCGATGAGGGCGCGGGCTTCGGTGCTGTGGTCGGTGTTGTTCATAGTGTCGGTGTTTCTGGGGTTGGTTGGTTGGTTGGTTGGTGATTATGCTTCAAGAACTCGGACGGCTTGGCGGAGGGCGTAAAGGGGTCCGGCAAGGGTGCGCTCGGCTTGGGCGCGGGCTTTGCTTTTGATCTCCTCGGCTTCGTTCCTGGCGCGGGTTAGCGTGTGCTCTGCTTCGGCGCGGGCGCGGGTGTGGATTGCGGCGGCTTCCTCTCGAGCGGCTGCGAGTGCATCGCGGGCGTCGGCCATGCTGGCGGCGGCATGTCCTGGGGGCATGTCGCTTTTGATGTCGGTTTCGATGTAATGGATTTGCTCGGCAATCCATCGGCCGGAGTAGGTGGAGGCGGGCGGCATGGCGGCGGCGAAAGCCTGCCAAGCTGCAAGTTCTTGGTTCTTGGTCATGGGGTCGGGGTGTCGGTGGTTTCTGGGTATACTTGGGAGGCGGGGGCTTGGGTGAAAAAGTCACCGGCGCGGGCGGCGGCTTCGGTGGCGGCAAGTCCGCGCTCGGGGCTGTAAAGTCCGGGGCGGAGGGGTCCGGCGAAACCGGTAATTTTTCCGCCGCGTGGGTGGTGCGTCCACGCGGGGCGGTATGCTAGGGGCTGGCGTTTCATGGGACGGGGATAGTTTCGGCGGGCCAGTTGGCAATCCGGGGATGATGAGAGCGGCGGAGTCCGTGGGACATGATCCACGTTTCGGTTCCGGTCATCGGGTCGCGGTAATGATGCCGCCACAGGGTCGCACCGGTAAACATGCCGCGGCCTTTGCTGACTCGGGTGACGGTCGCGGGGCGGGGCTCCGGCTGGTCGGGGAAGGTGTAAACAAGGATTGTGTCTCCGGGCTTCACGTTCCAAGGGGCGCGGGTTTTCATGGGTGGGCGTATTTGATGATTGCGAGGGCTCCGGCGGCGATGGCGGCAAGGGCTGCGAGGGTTTGGAGGGCGGCAAGGTTGCGACGGGCGCGGGCTGCGTCGGCAATCTCGGCCGGGAGTAGGTAGCGGGTCGGTTTCATGGGTTGGCGTGGTGGGCGGCTTCAAGGGCGGCGGCGGCGGCGAGTCGTGCGGCGTGAAGGTCGGCGGGTAGTTCCTCCTCGGTGAATTCCCGGCGGGCGCGGTCGATATCCTGGCGGAGGGCGGGGAAGTCGACGGGCTCGGCGGGGTCGATCAAGTCGGCAAGGGTGGCAAGTGCGGTGGTGGTGGTCATGGTGTGCGGGTCGGTTGGGGTTAGCTGAGTGCGTCGGTCCATCGGCCGCGGTCCATCGCGGCGGGGTCGATCTCGGGGAGGTCAAGGGCGGCACGGGCGGCCGTGATGAGGGCGGCGCGGCGGGCTGTCTGGGCGTCGTGCCATGGGCGCGGGTTGATCTCCCTCCATGCTCGGCGGGACTGGTCGAGCTGGTAAAATGTCCAGCCTCCGCCGCATGGGTAGAGGGCGGAGACGGTGCGGCGGGCGTGGCGGATGGCGGCTTTTTTGGTCATGGGGTCGGTGTGGGTTGGGAAGTGGTGGGCGGCCGGAGGGGTGGGACCTCCGGCCGCGGTGGGTGGGATTAGTCGAGGCGGCCGGAGTCAACGGCGGCCCGGACGGCGGAGGGGCTGGCGTCCATTAGGTCCCGCTCGTCGACGGTGTCGGCGTAGCCTCGGGCGAAGTCCATGACGCGGGCGGAGGCGGCGGCGGTCTTCGGGTCGGGGCGTGGGGCGGTGACGGCGCGGTCGGTCCACTTGTGCCAGACTGCATCTCGGACGGCGCGGGGGGCGGCGTCGATCTCGCCAATGGTGCACGCGGTGCCGTGGAGGATGTAGGCGGCGGCTTTGGCGGTGGCGTCGTCGGTCCATCGGGCGGAGGCGGCGGACATGGTGGAGACTGCGACGGCGGCGAGCGTGGCGGCTCCGGCCCAAAGGGCGGCGGAGGCAATGCGGGCGGCGGAGGCGCGGGCGGTGGTGTAGCGTTTGCGGTTCATGGTGGGGTATGCGTTGGGCATGGCAGGAAAGTAGGATTTCAGCGGATAAACGCAAGCGAATTTATCCAATTATTTTCACTTGCTTTGGTTTTCAACGGGTTGCGACGTTATATTTTTTGAGCAAAGGAAAGTTTTTATTCGCTGGAATCGAATAAGAGTTAGTGCCAGCAGATTGCACCATTTGCAAGTGCCTGGAAATGAGTCGCTTGTGACGGGGCGGCGGAGGGCGGGGAGTTGCGTGCCAGATGTGTGCCAGATATGTGAATGGCACGTAAAGCGTTGGAAATGAGCGGGTTGGGGATTCGGTTTGTATATCTGGCACGTCGTGCCTGGTTTTCCGAAAACCCCGGCGGGGGGTAAAAAAAAAACGTGTGTCTGTGAATTTTTACCCCCCTGCGTATTAGTCACTCGAGGGGGAGATTGTGCCAGAAGATATACAATCGGAAGTTGGGAAGTCGTAAGTCGTTGAAATTTCAATGTTTTGAGATAGGGGAAAAGCTGGCACTAAGTGGTGGCACTAAGAATGACTCAACTTCAGGAAATGGTGCAAGTGGTTCATTTTCAGCGTGTTCTGACTGGCCTAATCTTCTGGCTCTATCTCTCATCGTTTGCCAGTGGATAAAAACGGGGATTTGGGATTTTCGATTTGGGCGAAGATCGGCCGGGGCGGGATCGGCGGGCGGGTGTGGTGGCGTGGTCGCGTGGTCGCGTGGTGCCGGTGCCGGTGCTGGTGCCGGTGCCGGTGGCGTGGTGCTCGTCCTGGGCGCTTGTCATCGGCTCCGGCCGGTGGCATGGTGCGGGCCTATGGCTGGAGTTGGTGAGCTGAAAAAACACGGGAAAACGCCGGAAGTCCGGGAGGCGCGGCGGCTGTATCTATATGGCGCGGGCGATGGTCGGCGGGTGCTCAATGTCGCGACGTTGGCGGAGATGGCGGGCTGTCACGTGGAAACGGTGCGGCGATGGTTACCAGCGTGGGAGGCGGAGGCGGAGGCGGTGCTTGCTAATACCCCTGAAAATGGCCTAGTTATGCGCTTAAACGCTGAAACGCTGGCCAAACATGAATCCGATTGCATGAAAATCAGGTCATGTATTGACGCGCAACTCGTTGAATTGGAACGACTTCCTATCCTCGAAAAACGGCTTTTGAGCATCGCGGACGCGTGCGCAAAATCGCAAAGTGATGCCGGAGCGGCGGAGGCGGTGCTGTCCTTGGTCCAGTCATTTATCGGGCTGCACGGAAGCCGGAAAGCGGGGGAGATTCACCTCCTCAAGCTCCAATCTCACTGGTCCAAAATGGCGGGCATCGAGTCCTTGCAATCGGTAGCAGAGACTCGAGAAAAGACGTTAGCAAGCGGGCGGGCGAAGCTACGGCTTCGAGTGGAAGAGGCGCAAGGGATGGCGGGCCCGGATGGGGCGCGGGTCATCGGCTCCGGCGGGTCGGCTGGCGGCGTGTTTGCCAAGCGGTCACCGGCTCCGCTTGTCGAGCTGGTCGGGGATGACGAAGTGTGAGGGTAGCGGCCGGGCTCACCGGCTCACCGGCTCATCGGCTCCGGTTTCCAGGGCTCCGGCCGGGTCGGGAGGGTGGGGGCGCGGGCTCCGGCAGCTCACCGGCTTGGAAATTCCGCGTTTCGGTGTGTCCATCGGCTCCGGCCGGGCGCGTGGGCACGGTTTCTAAGGTTCGGGAGGGTAGCGGCCGGGGCTTTCCAGGGCTGGGAGGGTGGGGGCGGGGGGCATGGGGGGCGCAAGGGTCCCCGGGGTGTGTGGGGCGTGGGGGTGCGGGGGCTTGGCGGTGCGATTGGCCAGCGAGACCGAGACCGATAGCGGTGGGGATAGACTGAGACCATTTTCGCCCCTAGCCGTTGAACCCCCAAATCCGCGCTACAGATAAGCGGGGAAGCTGGCGACCATCGAATCCGCGCTACAGATAGGCGGGGAAGCTGGCGACATCTGATCTCAGCGAAGATCCCGACCCCCCATAGGGGGCATCAAGGAACCCCCATAGGGGGCATCAAGGAACCCCCAATTATCTTCGCTATTGACGAAGCAATTAACGTCCCTATTATCGTGCCAACTAGCTCATGCTCACCCCGGAAGAAACCCAGCTCGTAATCGCGGCCAAGGCCGACGAGGTCCTCGACATCGCCCCGAACATCCAGGGGCTGCTGATTGTCGGGAGCGCGAGCGGCAATGGAGAAACCTCCATGCACGGGGTCTGCCGAGGGAATCGCCATGCCGCCATCGCCGCCGCCGAGGAGTGGCTGGCCTCCGCAAAAGCCTACGACCACGCATATCACGCAGAACAAGGCCGCTACGACGCGGTCGTCCACCGACAAAACAACCGACCATGAACCCCGCTGACCACGCCGCGCACCTGCGCCAAACTGCCGACCTGATGGAAACCGCCGCCCGCGCCATCGAGCGCGAGAAGGAGCTGGAGTCCCGCCTCAAGAGAGCATCCGAGAGCCTCAATGGAGAAGTCGATCGCCGCTTGATGATGGAGAAAAGGATCTCCGAGTTGCTGCCACCTCCGGCGGATGGCGACTCCCGCCCCCAGTTCGAGCGGCTGCTGGAACGGCTGCGGATGGCCAACGACGCCAACCGGTCTTGGGACGATCGGTGCGATTACCTCAAAGGTGAAGTGGTCACCGTGGGCAACCACGCCGCCTGCCGTCTGAACGTGTTAGGGGAGATCCACCGCATCCTCGGATCGGACGGCGGTACCACCGGAGTGAACGTGCTGACCGGCGTCCCGCCGGAGCTGGCCCGGTTGCCCAAGCGGATCGAGCAGCTACTGGCGGACGTGACGACCTGGCGCGAGCGGTATGACAAGGAGGTCTGCAAGAACGGCGATCTGGTGCGAGAGAACGAGACCCTGGCCCGCAACATGCCACCGGAGCCCCCGGCGGAGGTGGCGGCCAAGCCGGATCTTGTCTACGTGGGCCAGAGGTGGTGCCGCAGCGGCCGAACCGCTCCCGACTACGGGGTCGTCTTGAACTACCCTGAAGGGTGGGTCGTCCTTTGTGAGTCATGGATGGACCGGGAGACGGGGAAGTTGACCGACATCCCGGTTCCGGTTAGGGATCTCCCGGAAGTTTCAACACAATGAAAGCGACATTGAAGACAGCACAGATGGGCATGGCAGCGGGCGTGGTGGTCGAGGTGGTCAACCGTGGCGTCCGGGCCTGCGTGGTTCAAGGAGCCGCCAAGGAGATCTCGGTAACCGTTGCGACGGAAGACCTCGTGTTCGAGGAGCCGCCCGCGCCGGAGAAGCCGCTGCTGCTCGTGGTAGACGAGTATCAGGAGCTGCTCGACAAGATGAAATCCGAGCCGCACTTCTCGACCGCGCCGTCCGACCTCGACGAGCCGAAGCCCAAGCCCAAGAAGAAGGCGGCCAAGAAGAAGGTGGCGAAAGACGCCGATGCCTGATTTCCAGCCGGAACGACGGGTGCCCGGATAACGGGGCAGCCATCTCTCGGTCCACGCAGAGCCATCCACCCGAAAGGGCGGGTGGCTTTCTGCTTGGCAAACTGCACCCCTTCGGCTCTACTGCCTTCGCATCCCTCCGCACTCCTGCGGGGGCGTCCGTTAAACCGCAACCACATTGAAAACATGAAAACGATCCTCGCCTGGCTCACCAGGCTCCAAGCCAATCAGATCGCTCCGGTCATCGTGTCCGCCACCGGCGGCACCATCACCCGCGAGCAAGCCCTCCGTCACGTCTACGTGGCCAACACCGGTGCCGCTGCCGCTACCGTGTTCGCCCTGCCGAAAGCCGAGCCCGGTCTCCGGGTGAGCGCAGTCGTCGAGGCCGCGCAGCCACTACGGCTCGACCCGAACGGGACCGAGACGGTCGCCCTGCCGTCCACCGGCGTTCAGGCTGCCGCTGGCAAGTACATCTCTGCCACGGCACTGGCTGCCACGGTCGAACTGGTGTGCCTCGTCAAAGGCTCCTGGGACGTGGTGAACTTCCAAGGCACCTGGACCGCCGAGGCGTAATCCCATCCTGCGGCGGCACGGCCCTCCCCGTGCCGCCGCAACCCTTTTTCTTTCCATGCTCCAGATCGTCCGCAACCGCACCTGGGCCTTTGATCTCACGATCTTTGACACCTACGTCAAAGACGGCGATCCGGGCAACGTGCCGACGAACCACACCGGGTGGACGATCCGCAGCCAGATCCGCACGCGGGTCGGCAACAAGCTGGTGGCGAACCTCAACGTCACCTTCCCGGTGCCAGCGTCTGGCACCGTGGCCATCCGCCACGAGCGCGATTTCACGCGCAGCCTCGCCACCGGGGACTACTGGTGGGACATCGTCGCCACCGACCCGGCCGGGGACGACCACGTCTACGTGGAGCCCGAGCCCATCGCGGTGCGGGACAACCCGACCGACCCGGCCAACTCGACCTACGACTTCGTCCCCGGCGGCGGCGGTGCGGTCATGCACACCCACGTCATTGCCGACGTGACCGGCTTGCAGGCTGCGCTCAACGGCAAGGCCCCGCTGGTTCACACCCACTCGATCGCGAACGTGACCGGGTTGCAGGCCGTGCTCGATGGCAAGGCCCCGCTGGCCCACACCCACGTCATTGCCGACGTGCTGGGCTTGCAGACGATCCTCAACGACCTGTCGGAAGGCGGAGGTGGATCTACCACCTACGCTGGACTGACGGACGCAGCCACCGTGGACCTGCCCACCGTCAACACCCCGCTAGCCTCCGCGCTGTCCGGGAAGGCCGCGACGAGCCACACCCACGTCAGTGCCGACGTGTCCGACGCAACCAGCGCAGCCACGGCCAACAAGCTAGTGATCCGCGATGGAAGCGGAAGCGCCGTGTTCTTTGAACTATACTCTAGCGATGCGTTCATCGGAGACTTGAATGTGTCAGGCGGCATCCAAGCCGATGGCCCAGTCATCGCAGAAGCTGCTGTTACATTTCAAGCCACGTCATCGATTACTTTCGACTCGACCACCTACACCTACGGCACCGGAGCAGCCTCCGCGCACCGCATCGCCCTCGGCGCAGGCACGACCGGCGCGGCGCTGTTTGGGGCGGCGGATGCGGCAGCGGCGAGGACGACGTTGATGGGTGAAATCCTCAAATACGATCCCAACGCCGCAGCGACGAGAACGAACCCTGCTGCATACGCGGACGACGACACGCTTGTAGGGATCAACTTGACCGTGGGAATGTGGGAGATTTCATGGTATGCGGCTTTTGATACCGGTTGCGGGGTAAATGGACGATTACTACTTGGAACTTCAGCGAATGTTGACATTTTGAACACGGGTTTGTTTGGTGTCGGCTTTAGAGGCACCGTGCAGACTAATGTTGCCTATGCTTCCGCAACGGGCGAGTTAAGCTTAGGAAACACGCCGGGAGCGCTCGGCAACTGGGCCTTGACCGGAAACGTGATTATTAAAATCACCGGAAACACTACTTTGGCTTTGCAATATTTCCGCAACTCCAGCGTCGGCGGGGCGACCATTACCCGCCGAGCTGGAGCATTCCTTCGCGCCCGCAAAATCAACTGATCACCATGTCCCTACTCACCCCAACCGAATCCGTAACCGCCCGCATCTCCTCCGATGCTGGTGCCCTCGCCGCGCACCTGCGAAATGCCATCGTCCTCGCGAACCGGATCACCGGCCACGCGCTCGACCTGCCGACGGCGGAACTCAACGAGTGGCTCAACGCGAGGCCACTGGAGCAGCGTTTTGCCGAGTTCACCAGCCACGGCGAAACCGGCGAGGCGCTCAACGAAGCAGCCGCCAGCAGCGAGTTCGCAACCGGAGTGCCAGACGGCTCAATCGGCCGAGTGGACACCCGCAGCGTCCTCGACAAGCTCCTTGATCAAGGCCGCACCTTGGAAGTCATCGACGGCGCGTTCGTAGTGACCGACAACCCGCAGCCTGAGCCTGAGCCTGAGCCTGAGCCTGAGCCTGAGCCTGAGCCTGAGCCTGAGCCTGAACCCGAGCCTGAACCCGAGCCGTGAGCAGCACCCGCACCATCCGCATCGAGAACAGTGGAGCCACCCGAACGGTGGTCCGCAACAACGGACCCGCAGGGCCAGCAGGGCCAGCAGGCACACCGGGCACCATGACAGGTCCTGGCAGCGCCACGGCGGATGCCATCGCTCTGTTCAATGGCACCACGGGCAACGTGCTCAAGAACTCGAACGTGCTGCTCTCGGCGCTGGCCACCGCGTCCGCGCTGGCGTCAGGGCTCGCCGGGAAACAGAACACCGTGGCAGGCAAGGGCTTGTCCGAGCAGGACTTTACGACGGTGCTGAAGGCCAAGCTCGACGCCCTGGGCACTGCGACCTACCGAGGGTCCTACACAACGCTGGCGAACCTCCAGGCTGCGGTTCCGGCGGGCAACGCGGGCGACTATGCCCATGTCCAGGTCCTCGGCACCGACCTGAAGGTCTACCACTGGGACTCGACCAACGGCGTCTGGCAGCCGGGTGTGGACCTGAGCGGCAAGGTGGACAAGGTCGCGGGCAAGGGACTGTCCAAGAACGACTTCAGCGATGCCTATCTCGCGATGCTCTCAACGGCGGTGCAGACGACCACCCTGGATGCGGAGATCGCGGCGTTGACCCCCGTGCTGGATGACATCGCGGCCCACATCGCCTCACCGTTCGACCCGCACCCGTCCAGCTACGCCGGGATCGGAGTGGAAGACGGCGTCACGGCTCAGACGGTTCCGAACGGCACGACCGCACAGGTCGTCACCGCGTTCAACACGGCCCAGGGGTTCAATGACGCGTCCAACGACTGCACCCCGAACAAGGTCAACAGCCGTGTCGAGATCACCCGCACCGGCCGCTACAAGGTGGACTGGTCCATGACCGTCGCGGCGGGCACCAACAACGTCCAGGTGTATGGCGGGGTCATCCTCGGAGGGGCACTGATGGTGTCCGGGCAGGCGGCTACCAAGCTCGGAACTTCGTCTGACCGGCACTTCATGGGCGGCACGGCGATCATCGACGTGGCGAGCGTGGCAGGGACCGACGGACACGTCAAGATGGGCATCTGGCACGGTCACGGTGGGTCGGTGGATCTGACCCCGCTGTTCGCCGGTCTGATCGTTGTCCGGCTGGGCGATTCTCCTTGACCTGCCAGATAATCGGTCAATTATCACGCCGTCAATGGCCGTCCTCAAAGTCAACATCCCGAAACCGGAGCCTAAAAAGCGCGGCGGAAAACGCGACACCGTTCTGGTGTCGATGACCGTTGCGGAGCTTCGGGAGAAGGTCGGTGACGAGGCGACGGTCATGGTTGGTCGCAAGCATCTTGGTAAGTTGCTTGCCCGTTCACTGGGTTAGGGGTCGCGCCGAGCTTCCCCTCGGCGCGGCCTTTTCCTGTTGCCACGGGTCTCCCGATCGGCTAGACAGCAGGCATGAGCCTGCTCATCGACGAAGGACTTGTCACCGCATCCAAGGACGTGCCGAACATGCCCGTGGGCAGAACGGTGTTCATTCAGACCAGCGCGGAGCTGGCTTTGGCTTGGTTCGACCCGAACACCAAGACGTTTGGGGCCACCCAGGTCATCTCCACGCCGGGTGAGGAGGTCAGCGTGCCGAGTTACAAGGCCCGCATCACGACCGCGACCACGGCCAACATCCGCATCGCACTCCAACACTGATCCGCCATGAGTTTCCTCCAAGGTAAAGGGTTTGTCCACGGTGGCGTCTCCGGCGACGGCACGGGCATCACGGATGCGGTGGCGTTTCGGGGCGGATTGGAGGTTACCAGCGCCGAGCGGGTCGCATTCTTCGACCGCTTCGACGACCGCACCCGCTACCCGGAGGGCACTTTCCTCACGGATGGTGTCACGATGCCGCTCTACGGCTCGGTGTGGAAGTGGAAAAAGAACGACGGGGCCGCTCCCGCCGACATGAAGATGCTTGTCGCAAACGGCGCTCTTCGAGCACAGCGACTCGGCGGCGGATACCTCGCAGCCCACGCCACGCCGGAGGATCATCAGGACTGGAGCGCCGGGTGGTTCTTCACCCGCGAGCTGACCCGTCACGCGACAAATACCATCGACGCGAGCCTGACCATTACGGTCGGATCGGCTCCGCTGGTCGGCGCTTCGACTCACAGCGCACCCGGAAACTGGCACGTCAATTTTAACGAGACCGGAATCGCTTCCCAAGGGATCTACGAAACATCGTATGCAGTGACCGTCGATAACGTGACGGACGAGATCACGCTGGGAGCCGGGTCGAACAGTCCCGCCCCCATCGCCACCGGCGACTACGTCAACATCGGCGGCTCCGTGGTCCCTTCCGGCACCGCCGCCGCCACCGACTATTGGGCGATCCTCGTCTCAGGAAACGGTGGGACCGGCAGCGTGGTGAAGTTGGCCACCAGTCGTGCAAATGCGCTGGCCGGAACAGCGTTACCACTTACCAGCAACGGGACTTCCGTCACGCTCGCCCGAAACCCCGAGGCGATCAACCGGCAGTATCTATCCAGCGTGGTCGCGTGGCTTCCCCCACGCAGCGAAACGCGGAAATTTACCGGTTCCGCAGGGGCCGACACGTTAACGATCACAACGCACTATTTCGCGGCCAATCAACCCGTCATTGTCGAGGGTGACGGACTTCCCGGAGGACTTGCCGGTGGAACCGTCTATTACGTCCGGGATGTTACTGCTAACACGATCAAGCTGTCGCTTACGCCCGGAGGATCAGCGATCGATTTGACCACGAACGGCACGGCAAATCAATACATCCGGGGACTCGCGATGAGTGACTCGGCGGTTGGTTGTATGCCAGCAGGCAGGAACAACCTGATCATTTTCCGGCGGAAAGGGGACTACCTAACTTGGGAACTCGCGGGAGTCGGCGAGATCACGTTTTATTTCCGTGGATCGGATTCGTTCATGGGATCGAGCGGCGAGGTTGGGTTCTACTATCAGACGCCCCCGGAACAGAGTAGCGGACAAAATTTCACGCAGACCTACCCGATCAAGGCAGCATGGATCGACGCCCCCGGCATCGAGTCCGACTACCGCAAGCAGCACGCCGGATATGTCGCTGCGCTGGCAACCGGCTCTCGTCATTTCTTACCGGGGAGATTGGAGCTTACCCCGGAAAACACCCGAGAATTTGGTGCTTCGATGGTCTCGACGCTCAAGGCGAACTATGGCTGGGCGACATTTTCGGGTGCCGCAAGTCTAGCGGATGCCACCAACAGCAAATTCAAGTTTGTCGGCGGCAATCACTACGCCGAAGGCGTCTATGCGGTAAACTGGTCGTTCCCAGATGCTGGGACCGCGCTACTCGGGATTTGCCCTGCCACATTTGATTGCACCCTTGATGCGACGGTTGCAAACGCGATCAACACGACCGACGCCACGCTGAAGACATTCGACAGCGCGATGCCGCTGGAGGCTGGCGATATTGAGGAGGTGACGATCAATGGTTTTCTGACCGGGGCAAATGCCAAACGGATCAAGATTCAGATGTTTCAAAACAGCGGACTCGGTTCGATCTTCGATTCTGGTTTGGGCGTTTTGAACTTGCTGGCGACACCGTTCACTATCCGGTTCACTCGCAAGGCTAGTGCCAGTCAAACGCACATCATCTATGCTGAGATGTTGGTCAATGGGACAGTGATCGGGCCGCAGCGTTTCGCCGGGAACCTGTCGATGGACTACCGATACTACGAGGTTTTGACGACGTGTGCCGACGCCGGTGCAGTGACGCTGGAAACCATCCGCCGAACGGTGCATCGGAACAACATCCGCTGATTATGAAATCACTCCTCACCTACGCCTTCCTCGCCGCCTACGTCCTCTGGACGATAGTATTCTGACCCACCCTGCCATGAAAGACAACGCCGTCATCCTCGCCATCCTGCTGGTCATCAGCGCGTCCATTGGTCCTGCATGGAACCTGACCATTGCCGAACTTGCCGACGCCACCGATACCAGCGCCACCACGATGTTCCAGCCCGAGCTTTTGATTTCCGCATGGGGATCGGCCATCGCCGCCATTGCTGGCGGGATCGTGATCTACTTCACCCGCAATCAACCGAAACCGTGAGCAAAGACGACCTCTACGACGCCGCCCAGCGTGACAGCCCCAACTATGTAGATCTCCCGAAATCATGGCCCGGAATCTTCGCATGGATCACGATCAAGCTCGGCCCTTGGGCCGTCATTGCTGTGGTCTGCGGATGGGCCACATCGGTCGTCTACACCCACCAGCGTGAAGACCAGCAGCTTCTCCTAGCTGCCTACCAAGCCAACATCCAAGCAATGGACGCCTTCACGTCGCAGCTCAGGAGTATGCAAGACACCATCGACGAAGCCCATCGAAGGGCTTTCATTGAATCCCCGAAGTAATCCCCAAACACACCAACATCATGAAACTGACCCTCACCCTGACATGGATCGGCTTTGTCGGCTGGCTTGTCCTCGCGTTTTCGAGCTGCTCGCTGTCCATCTCCCCGGACGGCGCGAAGTCGTTCAACATCGATGCTGCACAAGCCACCAAGGCAATCGAACTCCTCAATCAGAAGTAGTCCGTGAAAAAGGATTCCCGACTCACCCGCGCAGGTGTTTCCGGCTACAACAAGCCGAAGAAGACCCCGAGCCACCCGACCAAAAGCCACGTCGTCGTGGCCAAGTCCGGCGACCAGGTGAAAACGATCCGCTTCGGCCAGCAGGGCGTCAGCGGCTCACCCGACGGGAGCAAGCGGAACAAGGCGTTCAAGGCCCGCCACGCCGGGAACATCGCCAAGGGAAAGATGTCCGCGGCATGGTGGTCCTCGACGGTGAAATGGTGAGAACTCCTTTCCTCATGAAAAATAGCAAGATGGCCGGATACGGCAAAAAGATGGCCACCAAAAAGGTCGCCAAGAAGATGGCCACGAAGATGGCTATGAAGATGGCCAAGAAAAAGTGAGCCAACCGGGGAGCGTGGCTGCGAAAGCGGCCACGCTCCTTTTCCATCACCCCATGATCCCTGCATCCCGCCCACGCGCCACCCGCGCTTTGATCGAACGCCTCGCGAAGAAAACCGCGAAAGAGCTTCCGGCCGTCTATCTCGTCGGCGTCCGCAACTACTACACGGACTCGTTCGACCCGGGCGGTAAAGGGAGGGGACTTTACGACGACGCCCTTTTCATCGTCGGCCCCGAGACCTTCGCCGCGTTCAACGGCAACACCGATCCTTCCGTCTTCCGCGAGGGCGTCGCGACTCTCGTCCCAGGCGTCCACCTCTACCGCCCCGGCAACCACGGCATCTCCCGTCCCGACGGAGGCTACCCGGCGTTCCGGCCCGCCACCAAGAACGAGGAGCTGCCGGTCACTCGTGACGGCGTCGCCGTGCCGTGGCCGGGAGTGGCGATCAACATCCACCGCGGCGGCAGGACTACCACGTCGAGCAAAGGCTGCCAGACGGTGCCTCCTGCGCAGTGGGACGCCTTCCACGCGCTGCTGACCAAGGAGCTGAAGGCGGCGGGGCAAAAGACATTCCCGTATATCCTCCTTGAAGGACCGATCGCCTGAGGGCAGAGTGCCTGCGTTGGCTCCGGGGGAGTTACAGGGCAGGTAGTAAAGCCTGACAGGGTCGGGTGCGCCGTCCCATGGTTGAATTGCAACCCGGAGCCAGCAAACCTCAAACCACACCATGAAAATCGAAGAAGACAAATTGGTCGCCTTGCACGATTACCTCGTCAAAGGCGGATCGCCCGAACAGATCGACGTTGCCAAGCAGATCGGCGCGGACCCCGACGATGTCGAGGAAGTGGACGCCTACGTCGAGGCGCTGAAGGCCCGCTGGCCGGACATCTACGGCGACTCGGAGCCTGAGTCCGTCGCACCGGCTAAGAAGGCCGCCAAAAAGGCCGCAAAAGCCGCTCCGCCTGCCGCTGCTGCGCCGTCTGCGGCCACCTACCGCCTCCGCCGCCCGGACGGCACTGTCGCCGCGCTGGAAGTGATCGCTTCCAAGAACGGCACCGTGGTTCTCGAAGAACCCCGTCCGAAGGATCTGGTTACCCTCATCGTCAAAGGAAAAACCGTCACGGTGGACCTAATTGATCTGGCCAAGCATCCGACGGACTCGCCGCACGGCGTCCAAAACTCCAAGCTCATCGAGATGGCTGAACTCGCCAAGGCGTGATCGAAGCAGCTCCAAGGTCGGACCCGTTCGCCGGGGTCGTGCTCAATCACGACCTTTTGAACTGGTCCGACCCTTTGTTGGACGCGGACGCCATCACGATGCGTCTGCTGGATTTCCACGACTACTACGACGAGCCGGAATACGGCGGGCCGGAGCCCATCGATGCGACGCCGCAGGAGCTGGCGAAGCACCGAATCGGCATCGAGAAGAAGATCCTGTTCGACGCCAAGCGGCCGAACTGGGGTGGGTCGAGCAAGTGGGGCAAGCCCTACTTCCGGCACATGCTCTCGCTTATCAAACTGTCTTTCCCGGACACCGACATCACGCCGTCCTTGGCCGACGCCGTGATGCTGTTTTGCATGGGCATCGGCGGCGGGAACAAGAAGCTGGAGCACCTGATCGGCAGCCAGAACTCGGGCAAGTCGGCAGGCGCGATCCGCATCGCGTTCGCGATCATGATCATCGACCCCGAATACTCGGCGGTCTTCGTTGCCAACCCGTTCGACAACGCCGCCGATTCGACGGTCTGGGGCGACGTGGAGGAGCTGTGGGATCAGCTCTGCGAGCACCACTCGAACGACACCGGCAAGGGCTACGAGGACGCGACGTGGCTGTTCCCCTGGGGAAAGAAATATGCCAACCGGCAGCTCGACCTCGTGCCGGGTCTCCCGAAAGCCGGGACGATCGTCCTGCGAAACGTCAAGCACGTCGGCAAGTTCAAGGGGTCCAAAGGCCGCGGCAAGGACGTGACCCGCGGGGTCATGCTCCTGCTCGTGGACGAGGTCAACGAAATCGAGAACCCTTCGTTCGAGACCATGCTCAACAACCTGGTCTCGCAGGACCAGTTCTTCGCCATCACCTCACAGAACTTCAAGGACGAGGAGGACATGGGCGGGCGACTCACCCAGCCGGTCGGGCTGTTCGGCGGCCCGTCATCGTTCGACGACCTCGACATCGAGTTCGACGTGTGGTGGCACAGCTCCAAGTCCTCAATCACGCTGCGTTTCGACGGCCATCGGAGCCCGAACGTGCTGGCTAATCGGACCATCTACCCGAAGCTCTTCAAAATGGAGAACCTTCAGCGGATGCGCGACGACTACGGCGTGCAATCGCCGGACTACTACTCGCAGGTCCGATCCTTCCCCGTCCGCGGCGACGAGACGAACTCCGTGCTGTCCCGCGCCAAGCTGAGTGCCTCCCGGCACAAGGACACGTTTTTCAGCATGGTCCGGGTCACCGGTCGCGTGGCATTCTGCGACCCGGCGTTCGGCGGCCGGGACAAGGCGGTCTTCGGCTGGGCCGAGATCGGGCAAGCCTACGTCACCGACGGCGAGGGCAAGCAGGAGCTTCAGGAGCTTTTCGTGTTCAAGGAGCACTTCCGGTCCCTGAAGCTGGTCAAAGGGGCATGGTTCCCTGGGGACGACAACTATTGGCCGGATCGCATGAAAGCCTGCGGCATGGACATCTCGGACTACACCGCGGGCGCGGAGATCAGTTACGAGGACCAGATCGCCATCCAGTGCCGGGAGCTGTGCCTTGCCAACAATGTCCCGTTCGCCAACTTCGGCTACGACTTCTCGATGCGGCCGGACATCGTCAGCTCGATCAACAAGATCATGGGGTTCAACTGCCTCGCCTTCGACTACAACCAAGGGCCGGAGGGGCACATGATCCAGAACATCAAGAAGACCTCCGACGAGTGCTGCAAGAACCGCTGCACCGAGCTGGCGTTCCTTTCCGCCGACCTGTTCCTCACCCGGCAGGTCCGCGGCGGCAGCTTCATCGAAACAGCCACCACGCAGCTCTCCCGGACCCTCTACCAGACGGTCAACCGCAAGTATGTCGCGGAGGGCAAGCGCGAATACAAGGCCCGCTGGCAGCAGGTCTCGCCGGACCACCGGGACGTTCTCATGGGGTTGACCGGCGTCGCCCTGAAGCGCGGGTTCCGGCAGAGCGTCGTTGGCCAGAAGTCGGCCAACGGAGGCCGGAGCGTGTGGGACGAAATTACGTCTCGCGGTCTGGGCAAAAAAAGGATAGTGAAGCGCGTCTGACATGGCTTGCGACACCTGCAACAAATCTGCGACAGCGGCTCCAGCAGCCGCGATGGTCTACAGCGCGACCGCGGCGAGCGTCGTCGGGCGCGATGGCGTGCGCTACCAGATCAGCAAAACTCTCGTCCCATCGGGGCGGAAGCCAACCGGCGGCTGGCGGGTCTCGCTGCTGGTCAATGGCCAGCACATCGAAGCCGACGGCCCGAGCGGGCAAGCGGTCCACGACGAAGCGGCTCGGCTGCTTCAGCTCAACGGACTGGTGTTCTCGGATCTGGACCTGTGGCTCAATCTGAACATCCAGTGGCTCAACAGGGCCACCGAGAAGTATCAGGTGGTTCGCCTGAGCGACCTGATGACCGCCGCATCCGGCTCTGCCGTTCCTCCCGAGCACGCGCCCACCCGCGCCCGCCAGCAGATCGGCCCTGCCGTCTGGGGACGCAAGGGCTGGGGGATGCTCCAGATGTATCTGGCGCTGGACACCTACGAGTTCGGCACCCTGCTCATGCTCGCCACCGAGCTGCGGAAGTGGCTCGACCCGAATCTCAACCCCTCGACCGGCTGCGCGGAGTGCTTCATCCACTTCGGAGCCGCTCTTGCGGATCTACGCAACCGCCCCCGCTACACCCAGGCTGAAGCCCGTGATTGGCTGTGGCGGGTGATGAATGGGGCGAACACCCGAAAGGGCGTGCCGGAACTGACCTTTGAACAAGCTGCCACCGCGAACCACTGGACATGAAATTCAAATCTGAATACTTCGAGACGGCGGACGATCTAGTCCGCGCCAAGGACGATGCGTGGGATGGCGTGAAGACCCGGCGCGAGCGGCTCGACATCATCCGCAAGTTCACGAACATGCAGCGGTTGATGACCGACGAGGAGGCCGAAAAGCTTGGCCGCACGGAGATCACCAACTTCGGTTTGTCCCACCGCGACATGCTCCAGATTGAGTCGCAGATCACATCGATGGTGACCACGACCAATGCTCTCGTCGAGGTCATCGTGGACACCGACAACGCCGAGAAGGACTACCAGACCAGCATCCGCATCTCGGAGGCGATCAACCGCGGTGCCATCCACTTCAAGGGCAAGTTCGCGAATCTCTGGCGGAAAGTCGGTGGCGAGATCACGATCGCCGGGGGGACGCCGGTGACCAACAATCCTCGTTACGGCTGGCTTCCCGAAATCCGTGCCGACATGTTTTTCCCGAAGGCAACCCCGCTCGACGCCGAGCAGGTTTCCTACGCCTTCGACCCGAAGGAGCTTTCAATCCACGATCTGAAGCACATGCTGGCGGCGATCGGCGAGGGCCAGAGCCGCTACATCGTCCGGGAAAACGTCGAGCACCTCATCGAGATTCTGGAGGAGCAGGTCCGCGACAATCGCAAGGATCAGGGTAGCTCCCACGGTTTCGAGGTGACCGAGGCTGTCCGCGACGGCAAGTCCGAGCGGTCCACCACGGTCTCCGCATGGGACTACTTCGAGGTCAAATACGATCCGTCCGGCAACCAGTATGTCAGCCGCACCCTTTTCACCGATGGCATCGACGGCACCGCAACCACCGAGCGAGGTGACCGCGAGGACAACCAGCGCAGGGCGTCGGCCAGAATCATCGACTACGTCGAGAAAGCCTACCCGAGCGCAACCGACTGGCTCCACATGGTCTTCGTGGACTCCGAGATCGGCGGCGTGAAGACCCTCGACACCTGCCGGGGCATCGCGGAGCTGATCTACCCGTCGGCACTGGAGCTGGAGGACCTCATCAATCTCACCCTCGAAGGCGACAAGATCCGGGCCAAGCCAAAGATCCAGCTCGGGGATGCGAACCCGGACGACGTGGCCCGGTGGAACATCGTCGAGGACATGTATGCCCCCGCAGGCGTGTCCGAGATGGAGTTCAAGGGCAACTCCCAAGGTTTGATGACCCCGTTTTCGCTGCTTCGGCAGAACGCTGCTGGCCTCGCATCGTCTTCGGTGGCGAACTCCGGCCGCGGTGGCGAGCTGAGGCAGCAGGCTCTTGAGCGGCAGGAAAACTCCTCGCAGCTTATCGGGAACCGGCTGGCAGAGAGCTACAACCACATGGAGTCCATCTTGGAGACGCTGGTTTGGCGGCTGCTGGCGGGCGATGTGAAGCCCGGCACCGAAGGCTATCACGAGACGATGTGGGTCCGTGCTTACCTCGATCGCTACGACATCCCCTACAAGGAACTCGCGAAACGCGAGCACAACCGGTTCCAATACATCCGGGTCCGGGCCAAACGGGTGATCGGGAACGGCGATTCCCAGCAGCGGGTCGAGACGGCGGATTGGCTCATGAACAACATCATGAACTACGCCCCGGCCACCCGGCCATTGGTGGTTCAGCAGGCCACCGCGCTGCGGACTCAAGACCCGGACCTTGCCGAGTATCTAGTCAAGGTGCCGCAGGCGATCCTAAACGCCCAGAAGATCACCGCCGAAAACGAGTATTCCACGATCGAGCGCCGTGCCGCCCTCGGTCAGACGATCCCGATCGCGCCCGACGACATCCACCAGGATCACATCCCGGTCCATTTGGTGGACATGCAGGCGATGGTCGCGATGGCCCAGATGCGGCCGTGGGACAAGCTCGACGTGCTCCAGTTTGCCGGTCTGGCCGAGCACACCGGCGAGCATCTTCAGGTTCTGATGAGCAACCCGCTGACCAACCCGGAGGCCAAGTCGTTCCTCAAGGATTACCAGAACATCGTGGCGTCCGCGCAGTCGGTCGTGCAGGAGGTCGAGGAGCGGTTGGGTTCCGAGCAAGGCCAGCTCACGGCTCGGGAGCAGGCCGAGATCGAACTCAAGACCGCGGATCTCCAGCTCAAGGCGCAGGCCCTGGGGCTCAAGATCGAGGACACCCAGCGTCTCTGGGCGAGCCGTGAGGCGCGCAATAAGCTCTCGCAGCGCAGTCAATACGCCCGCGAGGTCGGGGAGTCCCAGAGGCTCCAGCTTGACAACAAGCGGATCGAAACGCAGGCTGTCTCTGGACAATCAGCGCAACAATGATGCAATTAACACGCCGACCGGCACTCCCCATCACCGCTGGGGTTTCACAACTCGTTGGTGATACGAGCCTCTGCAAGAAGCTCGACGCCGTCGCCCCGGAGATCGACCTGGTTTTGGCGCAGATCCAGTTGGATCACGTCACGCCGGAGAACCGCGACAACTGCGGCCCGACCTTGCTGGCTCTCCAGCTTGTCCGGGATGCGTTCTTCCTTTTCACCACGAAGGGTCGCGCCGTGATGAAGTCCGAGCAGTCTGCCAAGTCTCCAACCACCACCTGAAATGCCACCCATCGAAAATATCGAACCTGGGCACGAAGCCCGTCACGAGAAGAACATAAGCGCCTTGTTCGGCGACGAGCCGGGTGACGACGCCCCGCCGCCGGTGCAGGACGAGCCGGGTGACGACGCCCCGCCGCCGGTGCAGGACCCCCCGGTCCAAGATGACGACTCCGAGGAGGACTACGAGGCCCCGGTGGTCAAGAAGCCCGCGGAAGCCGATGCCGAGCCGGAACCGGAGAACGAGACCGTCGCTCGCAAGATGGCCAAGGAGAATGGCCGCCGCGCCAAGCTCGCCGAAGCCAAGGTCACCGAATACGAGCTGGAGCTTGACCGGCTCAAGGCTGATCTGGAGACCGAGAAGGCCCGCCGCGAGGAGATCGAGTCGGTGCAGGTCGATCCCAGGGACTTCCCGGAGGTCAAGACGCTGCGCGACAAGGTCCTCAACGACGTGAAGCGCGGAGCCGCGATGCTCGGCGTCCGCGATCCGAAGGTTTTCCGCGACAATTTCGGGGTCTACATCAACAGCTTCATGGACGCCGACCCGCTCGAAGGGGAGGAGTTTGACGCCGCCATCGCAGGACTCCGCAAGCAGATCATCAAGGAAGTCGGCGGTTTCGAGGACGATTACGAGGATCTCGATTACACCGAGCAAGCCAAAGCCGACATCATCGCCGACAAGGCTCTGGCGGTCATCGAGCGGGCCGTCCCGGAAACCCGCAAGGCGATCGAACTGGCTGAAGGGCTCAAGTCCCGATCGAAAACCGGACAGCTCGCCGTCGGCACCCGCGAATATCAAACCGCCGTGGCCGAGTTCCAGCCGGTTCTCGATGCCATCGGGGATCTCCCGGATGACGTGATCGCCGCTGACCCGCACAGCGTTTCGTCGGTCGTGGCCCGCATGGTCAAGGAAACGCCGGAAGCCCGCCGCCGGGTGGAAAAAGCCAAGGCCGACGTGCTGGAAGTCATCCTCGGCCCCAGGGCGCTGACGCCGGAAGAAGCCGACAAGCTCAAAGCCAATGGTACCGATCTGAAGACATTCTACGCCGATCGCCAGAAGCTCGTGGCAGAGAAGCGCAGAAAGCTACTCCCCCTGCTGGTTCAAGGACTGGCAACTCGGGCTGTCTTTGCCGATGTCGTCAAGAAACTGGCGAAATACGAACAGGAGAACAAGGCCGACGAAGACGAGTTCGACGCCATGCGCCGGGTTCGGTCTCCCAAACCGGCTCCGGCTCCCGACAAAAAGCCTGTCGTGGCGGGCGCTCGCAGGAACTCGGTTCTCACCGAGCTGTTCGGCGACAGATACGACGATACGTAAACGGGCTTGACGGGAAACCCGCTTTGTGGCTGCATCTTCGCAGCCTAGCGGGTTTCCCAACCCGCAGCTCTCAATTCTTGCAGCAACCTACCGGCGGACGTGGTGCCCCGCCATTGCAGGACCAAGCAGAGTGGATCTTTGGTGGCTCGCTGATCGTTTGGGGAAGCCGGACATTCGTGTCCTTCGTTCCAGCATCAGCAACACACCTCTATGAGCACCTGCAATCCTGACAAAATCAAAGCCGCCCTCCACGAAGAGGCCGACATCGTGACGGACATCGTCCGTGAAAAGATCGTGAAATCCGATCGCATGGCCCTCCGCATGATCCCCGACGGTGGGGTCGTCGATCGCCACGACAACAACGACACCATCATCTACGGTGAGGCCCGCCAGGCTTCCCGTGCATACAACGAACTTACTTACACGGCGCAGGGGAGCCCTCGTGGGTCCTTGGTCGCCGGTGAGATGCGTGGTCGCAAGGAGAACGGCGCGTCCGGTCTCTTCAGCGCCCAGATCAACGACATCGCCGACAACGCCTGCCACGGGCAGTGCGAGATCGACTTCGCCCAGGGCTTCCGCCGCCGCGGCACGGTTGACTACGGCCTCGATCTCACCACCCCGATCAAGTGCGCCCGCGAACTCGACGGCCTCGGTAAGGAGCACATCGCTGGTTTCTTCACTGGGTTTAAGAACCAGTTCTCCATGTGGGGCTTGGACAACTTCAGCGACAACCTGCTGAACCTCGTCATCCAGAAGTCGGAGTCGAACGCCTCGGTGCTCGGTGCCAACCAGTTCAACGTCACCACCGGTGGCTGGCAGGCTCCTCCTACCAAACGCATCTCGATCCACTTCCTCCAGGACTACAAGGACCACATCAAGGCCGAAATGAAGGGCCGCGGCATGGAAGTCGGCGAGGCTTGGAAGCTCGAAGTCGAAATGCCGACGGATGACTGGTTGGACGCGGTCAAAGCCGACCAGATCGCCCGCAACCCCACCGGCACCACCTACAACACCGAGGTCTTCAAGGACGAAGAGAGTGTCATGCGCGGACGCCAGTTCGCCGATTACGGTGGCATCCGCTGCTACTTCACCGATGAGCCGATCCGAGGCTACTTCGTGCAGACCGCCATTGCGTCCGGCAACCCAGTCTACAACTTCGTCCGGGTCTACCCATGGATCAACAAGCAGGACGAAGAAGGTGGCATCGTGACCGGTGTGAACCACCAGTATCGTCAGGACGAGATCACCGTCGATGGCGTGAGCTACGACATGTGCACCCTCATGCCGCACATCGACCCGCGCTCCTTCAAGCGATATGGCTTGATGAAGCCGCTTAAGCCGATGGGCGGTGCCAACGAAGGCGTGAACTATCAGGTCAAGGTCATTGACGGCGCTCACCTCGGTTGCAACGACTTCAACGACAAGTTCAAGCTCGTCGCTCGCCACGAGTTCCGGTTCAAGTCGATCTACCCGGAGTTCTCCGGCTTCATCGCCTACCGTCACGGTCGCCGCGCTGGCTACGCCATTGAAGTCGCTCCTCGCAACTACGCTGCGGGTCCGAACACTCCGGCCAACCCAGAGCGTTTCGACGCTTGCCACGACGACACCGGTTGCCAGACCGCCGAGTGCGCCCAGTGCGGCAAGGTTCCCGGCGATGAGGGCGAGTGCGTCGAGCCTAGCTCGACCTCCGCAGTCCTCAACTTGGAGCCCTGCGGCAGCATCGACTCGGTGTTCCTCGGCGACGCCTACAACATCGTCCTGCGGGTCACCCGCACCGGCGACACCAGCGCGGCGGCTCAGGTCACCTGGACCTCGGCTCACGTCACCACCAACGACTCCGACTTCCTCGACACCACCGGTGTCCTGGCGTGGGACGCTGGCGACGACGCTCCGAAGAACATCACCGTTCCGATCCTCGCTGGCTTCACCGAAGCCGTCTCCGGGACTGCGGATCGGTTCACCGTCACCATCAGTGCTGCGGTCGGCGACACGCTCGGCACCTGCACCGTGGCGACCGTAGACATCCGCGACCTGTCCTAATCGGATGGTCTGAACCATCAACCGGGGCGGGGTCCAAGCGACCCCGCCCCCTTCCCCTTTCAAAGCCGTGGCCAAGAAAACACTTCGCAATTTCCAAGTCGCCGGAGCCCTTTTCGTTTCACCGGGAGGCGCGGAAATCGCGGCCGGTGACGAGGTCCGGCTTTTCCTCAATCAAGTCGCAAACCCCGCGTTCCCCGAGTTCGTGGATGGGATTGCGCAGAACCCGATCACTCGGGTCAACCTCGTGTCCGGCGGATGCGTGGTGGAAGGCACCTCCTACACCTTCGAGTATGAAGCCGACGACCTCGATGGTGCGGCTACCGTGCTCAACGTGTGCGACGTGACCGATGTTTCGGCCATCGCCTGCTGCGAGGTGCTTCGCGACGCGCTCGACGACGAGATCGCGGCCCGCACCGCAGCCGACACCGCGCTGCAAACCAACATCGACGAGGTTCAGGACGACTTGAACACCTGGGATGTGATCGAACTCGCCGCAGCGCCATCCAATGGCACCGCTGGGCGCAAGCAAATCACGACCCAGACGGTCATTGGCACGGTTGCCACCGGCGGCTCGATGACCCTCACGGTCACCAATGCGGGCCTGACTGGCTCACCTCTGGCCATCTCCTTCAATGTGGACGCCGGGGACATCCCTTCGGCAGTTGCTGCCAAGGCGGTTGCCGCGCTCTCGGGCAACGCAGCCGTCGCGGCCCGGTTTGAGGCGGACAACATCGGCGCGGACTTCGCGCTGACCCGGCTCGTCGAAGCGGCCAACGACGGCACACTGAACCTGGCGATCGCCAACGGCACCGCAACCGGGGTCACCCCTGACGGTTCCAGCACCGCCACGCAAACCGGTCTTGCAACTTCGATCGGCACGGTCGCTCAACGGATCGGCCAACACGCCCAGTTCGGTCCCCGCGTTTGGGAAGCGATCGATACCTCGCCGAACACTTGGCGCGAGATCACGACCGTCCTGAACTCGGCCCGTCACGACCCGGCTATCACGGGACTCACCGGCGGCGGGACGACCAAGCTCGACGGCCTCGCGGTCACCACGACCCACGACATCGGACGTTTCGAGATCGTGGATGTCTCTGGCATTGCCTACGGCATGGAGCTGATCGCAGGCACTGATGTCGAGAGTTCCCCAACCACGATCCGCCCGGACAATTACGGAGCGACCAACCCGGACGGCAGCACCAACAACCTGACGTGGAAGTTCCGCCCTGCGGCGACGCTGTCGGCGGCAATTCTGGATGCTTCCGCGGGAGGTTTCGATACTGCGGACGAGAACAAGGTCCCGCTCTACAACGCGCTCGGGGGGCTGTCGGTCTCTTTGGGCTTGTCGATCTCCAAGTCGGGGCAGGTGTACTCCGGGAACTTCCTGGTGGCCAACATCACCGCGAGCCGCGACCTGGAGTTCCCTAACGCCTCCGGGACCATCGGACTCGAAACGGCGATCGTCCCATTCACACCCACCACAGGGTTCACCATCCCGGCGGATCGCTACACCGACCAGACCCACTACCTGACTCCCGCAGGCGCTTTGGCCAATGGCTCGTTCGTCCTCCCGACTGCGGCCAACAGCCGCGCCGGTCAGATCGTCCGGCTCCATTCCACCGAAGCTATCGGCTCCACATCTTTCACGGTCACCGTCTCCGGTGGTGGCGCGATCAACGGAGCCGCGCTGACCCTCGTGGCCGCTGACACCACATACGCTTGGCAGTGCGTCAGCACCGCAGGCACCGGCACTTGGATTCGCCTTCAATAATCCCACCTCATGAGCTGCAACTGCACCACGCCCGCAGCGGTGGCTCCGGTAAACCCGGAGCTGCCGACCCTCTCCGCGCTGTCGCAAGCCTGCGCGGACACCACGCTTTGCGCGACGGACGAGTGCCTCGGCACGACCCCGGCGAACGTCACCGGCAGCCCGGTGTCCCGCTGCGCCGACAGCAACGCGCTGCGGTCCACCGCGAGCTGTGGTTACACGCTGCCCAACGGCTTCACCGACCCGATCAACGATCGGAACGGCGAGGGTGTCACGCTCCTCGGCCGCATCGGCGCGAAGCTCGCCAAGCTGGCGGGCTCCGGGTTCATCAAGATCGTGGACGGCAAGGCGTTCATCGTGGCCTCGGTCCCGATCAAGATCGCGACACTCTGGCACCAGTGGTGGAAGCCCGCCGGAATCAACGCTCGTCCGGTTCTCGGTGAACCACTGCCGTTCCATCACGCCGTCATCGCCGATGATCAGGGCAACCTGCACGGCATCAAGGGCGGTTCGGAAGACTCCAGCCAAGTGTGGAACGCCGAGCTGGAGCAATGGGAGGTTCGCGCTGAAGCGGATCGCTCTTTCGCCAAACGTGGCCACCTTGAACGAGCGGCTTCTCTGGAGCTGATCGGCATCGAGTCGATCGCCGTTTCCGGCACCGGTGCCGAGATCCGCAACTTCAAGACGCTGACCGGTTCCGGGATGATCGTTGTCGAACAGGTGCCGACCGTGCCTTCGAGCTGCGATTGCCCAGGGTGCGACCCGGTTGCCGCGGTCTCCTCGGTCGCCAGCTTCCTACCGTTCCCGACCGGCAACGACACTTGGACGCTGAAGTGGACCGCCGCCGACGGGCCGCACTGGGTCGAAGACGCCTGATCCTCATGCCCACCGTCAACATCCTGACCGTCGGAACCCGCGGGGTGGACATGAGGTCCAACCCGCTGGGGCTGACCAACCAGAGACTGCATTCGGCAGTCAACATGGTGTTCGACGAGGGCGTGGTGAAGACCCGTCCGGGGCTTTTCTATCACGATCTCGGGGTCTCCGGTCAGTTCCAAGGTGCGTGTGCATACGCGCCGTCCTACGGGATTTCGGCGGAGTCGTTCGGCCCTTCGCTTTCCGCGCTGGCGGTCGCCGCCGCCGGACGCATCTTTGCCATCGATACCACGGGGGCCGAGTTCGGCTGCACCCCGCAGGAGATCACCTGCGAAGGCGCGGAACTGCGTTGCCGGGGCGAAGTGAATCTCTACCAGGCGGAGAACTACCTCATCGCGCAGAATACGGCCGCAGGCACCTACTGGTGGACCGGCGACGCCTGCATGGTCGCAAGTCCGGGACTGGCAGACGACCAGTATTGGGATGACCCGGAGCCGCCGAAGGTCGAATACGTCTTCACTCCGCCCGAGGCGCAGAACGCCTGTTGCGACACCTTCACCTGCTACGATCCCGGCGGCAACAGCGCCCCGAGTTGCAGCGGCAGCTTCCCCGACACTGCCCGGCCCCCGATGGGGACTGACGGCGGCGGGTCTGCATCAGGCAGCACCTCGTCGGGAGGCGGAGGTGGGGGCGGAAGCAGCTCTTCGTCTTCGAGCAGCCGCTCTTCGTCCTCGTCGAGCAGCTCCAGCAGCTCCAGCTCCAGCTCCAGCTCCAGCAGCTCCAGCAGATCCAGCAGCTCTTCGTCTTCGAGCAGCTCCAGCTCCAGCAGCAGCTCCAGCAGCAGCTCCAGCAGTTCTTCGTCCGCGTCCTCGTCGAGCAGCGGCTCGTCAACCAGCACCGGCGGCAGCAGCTCATCGTCCTCGTCGAGCAGCAGCTCTGCGTGCGCGTTCGAGATCCTCGACGTGATCTACGGCGGCACCGACGACGTGATGATCGTCACGGTCTCGAACACGGGTGCTACCTCGCTGGAGATCACGAACATCACCGGCATCGCGACTCTGGCTCCCGACACGCCATACCCGATCTTCCTGCTGTCGGGCAACAGCATCGCGATTGAACTCGAAGCTACCGGGACCGACCTTCGTGGCACGACATTCACCGTGGTCACTTCGTGCGGGAGCAAGAGCGGGACATTCCCTCTGGCATAATTGATCGGTCAATTAACTGGACGATTATTGGTTAATCGACCAGATTTCTGCCGCTGATGATCGACCTTCGACACCACTTCGGACGCGCCTACGTCATCAATCTCGACAACCGACCGGATCGCTGGGTCGCGTTTCAGGAACGCGCTGCCGCCGCGGGCATCACCGGGTTCGAGCGCGTCCGCGCCATCGAGGGCGACAAGTGTCCGCACCCGGCGTGGTGGCGGGCTGGCAATGGGGCTTGGGGCTGCCTGATGTCGCATCTTCGGATCGCTCAGGACGCGCTGCTCGACGATCTCCCGAGCTACGTCGTCTTCGAGGACGATGCCGTGTTCTCGGAGGACTTCGCCGATCGACTGCCCTCGACCATGCGGCGGCTCGACGGCGTGGAGTGGGACATGCTCTACCTCGGCGGTCAATTTTTGTTCCGGGAGTCCGGCCCGCCGTGGCCTTTCTGTAGAGGCGTCGTGCGCTGCCGGAACGTGAACCGAACCCACGCCTTTGCGGTGAGCGACCGGTTCATGGTGCAGTTCCAGCAGCACATCATGCACGCCCCGGACTACATCGAGTCGAAAGAGCCGCTGCACATCGACCACCAGCTCGGGCGGCTGCACGAGTGGCGGCAGCACCGGATTCTCGCGATTGATCCTTGGGTCTGCGGGCAGGCGGCGGGTAAGAGCGACATCAGCGGGGCGGACAACGAACCACAGTGGTGGCCGGACAAAGGATGGGGAAAATGAAAGGTTGCATCAGTTTCTCACTCTACGGCGACGGCGCGAAGTATTCTTGGGGGATGCTGGAGAACGCTCGGCTCGCCAAGCAGTTCTACCCTGGGTGGACCGTCGTCGTCCATGCCCAGCGCGGGCACTACGCGATTCCGGCGCTCCAGCGCGAGGGAGCGGAGGTGGTTGAGCACGACCATTTGCCGGGGTCGGGCGGCATGTTCTGGCGATTCTTGTCCACCAGCGACCCTCGGTTCACTCACACTATCATCCGCGACGCTGACTCGCGCCTGAACGTCCGCGACCGGGCGGCAACCGACGAGTGGCTCGCCAGCGGCAAGGCGCTGCACGTCATCCGCGACAACCCGTGGCACGAGAGAATCCCGATTCTCGGGGGCGCGTGGGGGATGCAGAACGGCAGCTTTGGTGACATCGCGGCGGCCGTCGAGGCGTGGAACCACAACTACCAGTATGGTGACGACGAGGATTTTCTCGGTCGGATCGTGTGGCCGGTCTTCTACAACACTGAGGATTTCCTGCGCCACTGCCACCGGCCGAACTCGCCGGACGACACTCCGTTCCCGCCGCACGAACCTTACGACGGCTTTGTCTGCGAGCAGATCGCCCCGGTATTCAACCTTCCGTTCCGTGCCGTGGTTCTGAGCCCGGAGCGGTATACCAAACGGCGGGCGGCATTCTTCGAGTCCGTCGAACAGCACGGCGGGTTCCTCCAGGGGAAAACCGAGTGGTGGGTGGGGAAAACCGCAGCCGAGCGCGTGGTCCCGTCCCACGTCGATCACGCCACCGAGTTCCCTCACTACTACCTCGCAAGCCGGGACCATATCGACATTATCGAGAGCGCGATCCTCGACGGCACCGAAAACCTGATCGTTTTCGAGGACGACGCCCGGTTTGCGCCAGACTTCGAGGAATACCTGCTGCGGGCATGGATCTCCAAGCCGGACGACTGGATGGCCCTGATGCTGGGCGGCCAGCCGTGGACTGATGACGCCCGCGAATACGTCTCTCCCGAAACGGCAAATTCACTCGCTCGCGTGCGCGGTTGCCTCGGGATGCACGGCGTCCTTTGGAACAGAGCGGGTATGCGGCGGGCCTTCGACCACTTCACCTACTGGAATCGGATGACGATCGACCAAGCGTTCAGGGGGCTTCAACACGACGAGCCTCACTTCTACGCCCCTGCGAAATGGATTGTGGACATCGCCTTCGATGTGGCACAGTTCGGGCGGGATGAGTGACACCTTTGCAATCGGAGGCGGAGACGAAGCACAGGTCGTGGTGGAGTCCACTCACGACACCTTCGACTCCGCGAAGTTCTCCAACTGGCTCGCCAACGGCGCGGGGCTGGGCATCTACGCCCACGGGCGGGTCCACCAGCAGGTCGGTCGCCTGATCTACGTCGGGGACATGATCCACAAGCGCGGGCACGCCAGCACCGAGGACGTGCTTCTCATGGAGGAGCAATGCACCCTGGCGCACAGCGACCCGCTCTCGGCCCCCAGCCGTCTCGGGCGGATCACCGCGATGGCGGTCCTGCCGACCATGAGCACGGCCAATGGCGAGGGCGATCTGATCGCCTACTACGAGAATGGCGTGGTGTCTTTCAACACCTTCGAGTCGCCGAGGGAGACGCGGATCGACGGCAAGGGTGCCATCATCCAGAAGGGCTGGGACACCAAACGTCTCGTCAACCACCTCCTCAACCGGGTGAGTGCCACCGGCCGCTACGCGGTCGCCGTGCTGACCCGCGATCACTTCTTCCGGTCTGCCTTCGGTCTGCACTTCCTCAAAACCACGATCGGCGAGGGCAGCTTCAACACCGAGCAGACCAACCGGATCTCACAGGATGTGGACCCGATTCTGGAGAAGGATCTGCCGGTCCTGCTGCGCGGAGCCGCCGCCGGTCACTGGCTCGAAGGGAGCCGCATGATGGCGACCACCGGGCTCGTTGCCAGCGAGGTCACGGCCACCGCCGCCGGTCGCGGCATGGTGGTCTGGAACCAGGCGACCACGTTCACCGAAGACCGGACGCCGTCGCCGGTGTGGGAGGGTCTCTGGACTTTCGACAATGGCATCGCAGGAGCCCACTGGCTCGGCGACGCAACGGTGGTTCCGATGCCGGGCAGCTTCGGCGCGGTGGTGTCCGACCGGGCCGGGAAACTCTACTTCGCATCGATCAATCGCGATGCGTTGAAAGACTTCCGGGACGGCGTCCATCTGCCGATCGAGTGGTCCTTCGAGACGGGCCGGTTTGCCTTCGACGGGCTGGCCACGCTCAAGACGGTTCGTGAGGGTCGCCTTGAGGGCGTGTTCGGCGAGTCGTCGCAGCGGGTGCGGGTGCTGATCCGCACCGACCTCAACACCGCGTGGAAGGTCTGGAAGGAGTTCGCTCCCTGCGACAAGGTCAAGATGGCGAACCAGAGCTACCTCCTCTCGGAACCGCTTGGCCAGCCGCCTGCCGCCTGCCGCGAGGCGACATGGTTCCAAATCCGCGTCGAGGGCCTCGGGGCCGCTGAGATCCGGGTGATTGACCTTGATTTCAGCCCCGGAACCGTCAAGTCTGGAAGGCACCAGTGCTCGGTGATCGGAGCGCCGGAACGAGACTTTTTCGAGATCAACTCCTCACCCGCCGCCGACCGATGGAACTCCAGCTCCGCTTGAAGCAGAACGCGCCCGCCCTGAACCACTTCACGGCGGAGCAGCTCATTGACCTGGCCCGCAGCTTCACGGTCAAGCTCGACCCCGGCGTCGAGCTGGTCTACTTTGGTGCCACCGCTCCTTTCGATACCTCGAAACGGTGGCAGCCGACCGACGCCTACGGGTCTCCGGTCGGTGCGATGAAAACCTTCAACGGCACTTCCTGGACATGAGCATCGGACTGGACCCAACCACCGTTGACCGCGCAGGGCCGATTCTCGCCGCGGCGAAAGGCTTGCGCTGGCCGGAAGACCGCCCGGAGGTGGTCAGCTACCTCAACAAGTATCGGAACCTGCTGTTCAACAGCTACGAGGACTTCAAGCTCTTCGGCAATGTCTTCCACTGCATCTGCATCTCGGAGTTCCGCGAGCGGTGCGCCACCGGCACCTGCTCGGACCCGGACACCTACCAAGGCTTCACGCTCCCGGCAGATGTCGCAGCGGTCGAAGCCGTGTGGTCGTCGGGCGACGCGCTCAAGATCCGCTCCCGCTGGCGCGAGGCGATGATGGGTCTCGGAACCGTCGGCCCCAGGGTCGAGGTGATCGAGATGGCCGAGCAGTTCTCCACCGAGCGCGACCCGAACAGCATCTGCGCCCTCAAGGTGTGGTGCGAGCGGGACGAAGACGCTGGCAAGCACGTCGTCATCGAGGTCATCGACGGTGACTGGAAGCTCCGCAAGCTCGACTTCGAGCTGGCAGCCGGTGGCTGGGTGACCGTCGAGGAGCGGGTCCGCGAGATCCGCAGCGTCGCGCTGCCGATCGGCCGCATCGGCTCGGTCACGCTGGCCCAGCAGGACGGCTACGAGCTGTCGATTTACTCCCCCGACGAGACGGTGCCGAGCTACCGCCGGTTCAAGATCGCAAGCACCTGCCCGTCCGGCGCGGTCAAGATCCAGGGCACCCGCCGCTTCAAGCCGGTCTACTTCGACTCCGACATCGTCGAGGTCGGCGACCAGCTCGTGATCGAGTCCGCCGCCCGCTTCTTCAAATATGGCGAGAACACCACGGAGGCGGCTGAAATCCGCACCGCGGCGTATCACAAGACCGAGATGGCCAACTACCTCAACGGTCTGGTCTCCCGGCACCGCGGGCACGCCATTCAGGACAACACGCCCTACAAGGGCCGTCCGCTGCCCCGCCGCACCAAGCACCTTCCCGGCTACCGATGATCCCGCTCCCCCAGTCCAAGTTGACCGCGATCGCGCCCCTCATCCGGGCGTTCATCGGCGAGTCCTCGTGCGCCGAGCGGACGACCGTCGAGCACTGCCTTGAGCGGCTGGCGCAGGGCTACATCACGCAGACGATGGATGCCTACGTGGACAACGTCGAGTCGCCACGGCAGGTCATCATCTTCGGACGCTATCCGGGCCTCGCCACGAAGGAGGAGTTGATCTACGTCAACTTCGTCTACTCGCTAGAGGAGGACCGGTTGAAGCCGGAAACCGCCGCCGCGTTCAAGAACGTCATCGAGAAATACTGCGAGGTTCATCGCCGGGACGCCATCATCGCCTCGTCGTGGGAATACCGCGGCAGCCGTGGGATTGGCCCGTTCTGGCGCAGCCTCGGTTTCGAGCGGCAGGAAGTCGTTTACGTTAAACACCTCAAGAACTAAAGTCATGGGAAGTTACGATGCTGCCGCCGCCGCCACAATTTACGCCGGGTCCAACGTGTTCTCCTGGGCGCAGGCTCTCCTCGTGCCGGGGATTCAAGCCGCCGCGAACATCCTGCTCATGGAGAAGCAGAAGTCCGACTACGACAGCATCGTCGGCCAGCAGCGGTCTTTCCTCGACGCAGCGGTCAGCCAATACATCAACGGCATCGACGCCTTGATCCCTCTCTTCGACGACGCCTACCCGGACGTGCCGCAGGCCGCCGAGTATGTCCCGATCGATGCCTGCTGCATCCAGCGTGCGACCATCGAGTGCAACATCGCGACCATGCCTCGGGCGGATGTCTACGCTTCGTCCCTGAGCCGCTATCACGAGCAGAGTTCGATCGTGCGGGCGATCACGTTCGACCCCCGGTTCCTCGTCAGCATGGATCTCGCGTCGGTGCAGATCAGCGACCTGCTGCGCGGCAAGCTGCCGGTCGGCGACGTGGTCGAGATCCTCACCGACAACGCGGAGCTGGCAGCACTCACCGGACGCATCGGGGCGACCCGCCGCACAACGGCGCGTGACCTCGGGCTTTCCAAGTTGCGGTCGCAGGCGGCTGGCCGCGAGGAGCTTCGCGGGCACCACTCGTTCATCTCGCAGTCGGTCTCGCCGCTGTCCCGCCTCGGCGACATCCGCGACATGGTGCAGACGCCCGCCCAGCGCATTGCGCTCGCGCTCACCCAGGCGCAGCTCATCCAGAACAGCCTCCAGAACCTCTACAACCAGCAGGCGCAGAAGGCACCGCACCTGATGGCCGAGCTTCAGACGAAGATCCAGAAGGTCATCACCCGCCTCCAGTTCCAAGCGAACAAGGCGACCTTGGTCAACACCTTCGTCCCCAACTACGCGGCGATCTTGGAGCCGATGGTCAAGTCCGTCGCGCAGGCGATCGGTGACCCGATTGGTGCAGCGGCGAATGTCAATTACTATGGTCCGCCTAGCCAACAGGGCGGCTACAATCAACCCGGCGTCATCGGCGGTCGGTCGGCGTCCGAACGTCCTGACATCAACTACGCGAAGTGATCCGACCCATCGAAATCTTTTCCCCGGACCCCGGACGAATCATGGATTTCTCCGGGGTTCCGGTCGCGGAGATTTTCAACGGATCGGTGGTCGCCCGCTCGCAGGCGATGGAACGCGAAGCCCCGGAAGAATCCTCTGAGCCGGGGGGCTTCACTCCGAAGAGCCTGTTCGATCCCGAGCGTGGGGCTGACCTGTTCTCGATGCCGAAGCAGTCCAACTCCCCGGCACCCGGTGCGGCTCGCTCCAGCGTCCCCGGTGAATACCCGGACATGGGAATCTACGACGCCCCGCTGGGATCTGCGCCGAGCAGCCCGGAGGACTTCATCTTTCAGTCCGAAGCCCGGCGGGATGCCAAGGGTCGCTTGCAGGTCTACACTCCTCCATCAGGTGACGGCGGCGGATCGTTCGAGGTGGCCGGGATCACCGCCCGGTTCCAACCGAAGGAAGCCGCCCGTCTCAAAGCGCTGGTGGAGTCTGGCCAGACTGACCAAGCCGAGGCCGAGGCCAAGGACTTCTACCGCCGCCGGTCAGCTCCGTTCACCCGCTTCACCGACAACGCAGGGCTTCAACTCCAGCTTGCCGACACGGTCCACCACCGGGGCGAAGGAGGTCTCCGCCGAGTTCTTCAGCGAGCCACGGGTTCTGAAGCGAAGGACTACGGCGAGTTGATCGGCACCCTGTCAAAAGACCCGGCGGCACTGGATAAGTTCAGCGCGGCTCGGCAATCCTACGAGTGGGAGGAAGTGGACAAGGGCCGGTCGTCGAGGAAAAAGTTTCGCCAAGGGCTTCAGAATCGGTTTAATAAGGCCGACGCAGCAGCTCGCAGACTCATCACCGGAGAATAATCATGGCCCTCACCCCGATCTCACTGTTCCAAGCTCAAGGCAGCGGCATCGCCCAGTTCCTCCAGGGCGGGCAAAACGCGCTCGCGTCCGCGCTCAACAACGTGATCCAGGTGGGGCGCGACACTGCCAATAATCAGTTCGCCCAGGAGCGCGACTTCCTCGGCGAGCGCAAGCGGATGGAGGACTTGATGCAGCGCCGGGGCGAGGTGGCCATGCAGCAGGCCAACACCGACCGCAACTTCGCCCGCGATGTCTTTACATCCGACCGGCAGTTCGCCGACGTGAACGCCGATCAGGCGCGGCAGGAGCAGCGCCAGATGGCGATGGACCTGTTCAACGTGAACGAGTCCAACCGAGACTATAATCTCAAACGGGAAGAAACCGATCTGGCGATGGAGAAGCGTCGTCAGGACGAGCAGTTCAGCCGCGACATCCTCGCCCAGCCGTCGGCCACCGGGGCTGCGGCCGCGCCGTCCCGCATGTCGCCCGAGTCCTTGTTCTCCCCCGTAGCCCCATCGGCTCCCGGTAGCCCTTTGCCCGCTCCGATGACCGGCACCACTCCCGCACCTGCCGCACCGGCTGCGGCTGGATCGATCGAAGAGCGTCTGGCGCAAGCCGAGATCCGAGCTGTAGCGGCCCAGCGGGTCGGCAACGCTCCAGAGTTCACCGCCGCAACAGGGGAAGCTGCTCGACTCCGAGGCGAGCTTCGCCGGTTGGGTATCGGCACCGAGGGCATGACGCCCGCCCAGCTCATGTCCCGCGAGCGGCTGGACATCTACAAGGAGGGCCAGACGCGCCAACAGCAGGAGGCTGCGGAGAAGAAGGCTGCCGAGGCGGCGGAGCAATCTCGCAAGGAGGCAACTGAGGCCGTGGAATTACTGGTCCTGTCTGATGCTGCGGCGTTTCCACCCGCAAGCTCTTACGTCCCTTCGTCGATGCCCAAAGAAGCGCGGGATACGGCGTTGGCGCAAGCGCAGGCAATGGACGCCAACCGTCCGGCGGTTGAGCTTCAGGCTGCGTTGGATTCTGAAACCGCAGACGACTACGTCGCAAAAATGATTGCTCCGGAAAAGTGGGAGAAAGACAAGTGGGTCGCCAAGACGGCCGAGGAGATCAAAGCCGAAATCGCAAAGCTACCCACCGCAGTGGTGACCAAACGCAAGAAGCTCTGGAACGACGCTCGCAATACTGGTCGCAAAGGTGCGGAAGGTGCGGCACCCACGGCACCGGCACCGGCACCGACGAAGGCACCGGCACCGGCACCGGCACCGGCACCGGGCAATCAGGACTGGCTGGACAAGCAACTAAAGGGTCTGTAGGTTGCGACTCATGCCGCTGCCAGCTTTCACCGATGTCGCTCGGCGCGACGAGTTCAAGGCCCTCGAACCCGCCAAACAGCGGGAGATCACTGATCGCTACTGGTCCGACTACCAGACGGAAAACCCGGACGACGAGGAGTATGCGGTCAAGCAGCGCGAGATCGCGTTGGATTACCTCGACACGAAATCCAAGTTGGACAGTGCTGCTCCGGTGGAACGTCGGCTCCTCGACAGCCGTGCGGAAGACGCCAAGTTCATGCTCACGCTTCGCGAGGGACAGCGTCTCGGAAAAATCGACCAAGCCACTGCGGCAAGCGCGTATGCTACCCAGCAGGCAGAGCGGAAAGACCGACTCGCCCGGCTGGACAAAACCCGCAGCTTGTTTGACCCCAAGGTCTCCGAGCAGATGGCACCCGCATGGGATGCGCTGAAAGAGACGGCAGCCCGCGGCGGCGTCTTCGGAAGCCCTCGGCTGGATGCGGTGGTGGAGGATTTCGGTATCGGACTTCCGAGCGAACCGGGGGTCCAGTTCACCAGCAAGAAGGCTTACGAGTCCCTGAGAAACCAGTTGGCCACGGATTTCAATCTGGAGCCTTGGGAAGTGGATGATGTCGTCAAGCACCAGCTCAACCTGCAACCTGAGCCGGTAAGTCGCGATGCGTTCGGGATTCCCCACATCAAGGACGAGGTGATCGCCGCTGGGCCGGAAGCCGCCACTGCCGCTATCAACAACTCCAACCTCCCCTGGTCGGTCAAGCAGGGCTTGGTCAAGGATCTCCCGAAGAAGATCGAGGCGTTCCAAGCCTCCACGCTCAAGCGGGTCCGGGAAGGGTCTCCCGCGTTGGCCACGGAGCTGGGGATCGCTGAACCCGGCAAGACCCCGCAGGAGGAAGCCGCGAACTTCCAAGCTGTTGTCAAGACTCTGAACGACTCGCGCACTGAACAGTTCGGCGGCGGTTTTGCTGCTGCTGGGTTGGCTACCGGCGACCTGATGGTCAATCTTGCAGCCGGTTTCGATCCAACTTTCGACCCCGAAAAGGAACCGACGGCGGTGAACCAAATGCGTAAGAAGATCGAGCTGGTGAACCAGCTCTCCTCGCAGTTCAACAAGTCGAAAACGGAGATCTTCGGCACCGACGCAGCGGCCTACGGAAGCGGTGCTTACAGCGTCGCGGAGGCGGTCGGCATCGGGATGATGACCGCTGGTGCCGGGACTCCGTTCTCGGTTGCCAAGATTGCGTCGATGGGCAAGACCGGAGCCCGTCTGGCGACGTTCGCCAACGGTGCGATCGCAGTGTCGCCGGTGGCTGGATTCGCGGGAGCCAAAACCGCTGCGGCCACCTACGAGAGCGCAATCGACTCCGGCATGTCCGAGGATCGCGCTTTCGATCTCGCGCTTCGCAGCGGTCTGATCGAGGCCGGGGTCACCATGGTTTTCAGCGGAGCAGGCGCGGGGGGTCTCGAAGACGTGGCGGGCAAGTTCACCGGGGCCGCCGCGAGGCAAGCGATCCGTGACAGCTCGGCCAGCGCGTGGAAAGCATTCGGCGGCTCTCTTGCAAAAGGCGTCACCGCCGAGCAGTTCGAGGAAGGCATGATTGCCGCGCTCGATGCCGTGAGCGTGCAGGCGAAGATCGACCCGACGATGACGGTGGACGATTTCAAGAAGCAGATGATCGACACCGCAAAGGTGACGCTGGCCGTGTCAGGTCCGGTGGTCGGACTCGGTGCGATCCAGGACATCCGCAACGTCCGGGCAACTTTGGATGAGAGTCCGACATACGAACAATCCACCGATGAAATCAAACTGCGAGCAACCCTCAACCTTGCCGAAGCCGTTCGCCGCGAAGGCGGGGTCGGCACACCCCTCGGTGAGCGTCTCAGAACCCAAGCAACCGAATCGCGGCTACGACGCCAAGCAGCTCAGTCAGGCGCGGCAAATCTTCCACCTGCCGGGCAAGCCCCGCCCAACGCCCCGCAAGACGGCGGAGCACCTGTTGCAGGAGCACCTACACCTGTCGCGCCGGGAGGCACGCAGCCTGTGGCTCCTGCTCAAGGACCAACTGGAGCCCCCGCCGCGGTGCCCGGAGTGCAACCTGTCGGAGCCGCCCAGCCCGTGCTGGTGCGAAGCGATGCCGAAGTAGACCGCGAGATGAATCGCCGGGGTCTCCTGCCGCCGAACCCGGCGCTCTCCCCCGAGGAGCGGCAGGCCGATCTCAGGAACCGCGCCCCGGAGCTGGCGGCACCCCCGGATGCGGCACCGACTCCTAGAAGCAAAACCCCCTCCAAGGTGCTGCCACCAAAGGCGACCGAGGATGCTCCGCCACGTCCACCACAAGAAGGTGGCCGGGAAGGGCGAAACGCACGTCAGGCGTGGGACGACCAGTATGGATTCACCCATAACCCCGACGGCAGTCCGATTCAACCGACACTCACAGAAGAAACGGTTCAAGCTGCTCAAAAAGCGGGCAAGCTCGCCACGGGAGATTCGCGGATTGATGCGTTAGGCGTGTTCGATCAATCCGGGGTGGGAACCGCCGTTGAGCAGCTTCTCGATGCTGGGTGGAATTGGAACGGGCAGCGCATGGAGAACCCCGACGACCCGGCTGAAACCCCAGCCGTTGGGTTGCAGCGAATCCGTGCCGCCCGCGACAATGCTCAACAGGCACCTCAAGTTTCCGACAGTCCCACGGGCGCGACCGCTGCGGCGAGCGAACCCGCCGTGGGCGTTTCTCCAACCCCAACAACCAATGAAGAACAAAACCAAGTCGAAGAAGCAGGTGGGCTACCTCCTGTCGAAGGGCAGCCCGCTGTCGCAGGCCCAGCAGTCCAAGCTGAAGAAGGAGCTGCACAGCG